AGGAGGTATCTGAAATGAAAAATGCTATGGTAAAAACTCCCTTTATGGTGGAAGAGGATAGAATGGTGGCGGCATTCGCCGCAGAGATGGAGCGGTTCGGGCTGGAAGCTGATACCTGTGTCCGGGGCGGTCATTATATTTTCGATGAGAAGCTGGGGCGGGACGTGTTCATCCTGGAGCTTCACACAAAGCCTTTCCCGGTTGCCGGGAATTCTGAAAAAATGAGCGAGGTTGCCGCAGCGGGCTATCGGCTGGATGTATTCGCTCCCTATGGCTGGAACCGCCGCAGGGGTTTCCAGGTTATCGTGAACCGCCCGGTCATTGTAAGAGAGGAGGATTGAAAAGTGAAAACGACTTTGAAAGGGCTTGCTGAAATGTTTATGAGTCCGTCCCTTGTTCTGGCAGAAATCTGGGACGGGAGTTATCGTCACTTTAACTGTACTCTGGATAAAATCCCGGCCGATCTGGAAAACCGGGAAGTCGAGGCTCTTGACCTCGGATGTGACTGTATCGTGGTTTATCTCTTGGAAGAGGAGGGCTGAAAATGAAAGATGTGTGCTATCAGGTCAAGGTTACGCAGGAGATTCCCTTTTGGTCTGGGGATGATGAATTTGACATCTGTGAAAGCTCCGGCAGGGTCGAGGAGTATGTTGCAGGGTCTTTCCCATCGGAGCATCTTGCCAGGGTGTTCGCTGAAGCGTTGGGGCAGAAAATTGCCGAGGGCAGCGGCTACGTGGTTTCGGCTTTCACCCCGAAGGTCACGGTGCTTATGGTTTCCCGGTCGGTCAAAGAAATTTAGGAGGTGTCTTTATGAAGATGGTAAATGAAAAGGGCGAGGCTGTTTATTTTAACTGTGTGAAAAAGTACAATGGGAAGGAGTGCTGGGTGATCCAGGGCATTGGGGATACGGTGGTCATTGGCCGGGACCGGCAGAAGAAAAAGAGCCGGGTGTTTACCCAGGAAGCCCAGGCTTCCCGGTATCTTGATCGGCATGGCTTTGTGTGCGTGGGCTGAATGGGCGGATAGTCCGTGAAGCGGCACAGGCTCCAGATTCGGGGCGTGTGCCGCTTCTTTTTTGTTTGGGTATATTTCCTTGCCTGTCCTGCTTACCTTTTGAGTTTTTTCCATTGGAAAAAAGACGGCTTTTGTGTGCTTGGGTGGTAAAATGTTCGACCGCAAATTAAAACGCCGCTGTGTGGCTTTCTGGGCGGTCACAGCGGCGTGTTGAACAGGTTCTTTGTTGCGGTCATTTCGTCAGGTACTCGACTGCGATCCAGAGTCCGTTCCGAAGCAGACACTCGCCGCCCCGGATGGCGGTCACGGTGACTTTCGTTCCCTGCTTTAGAGTTGCCACGGGCTTGAGCATTTCGCTGGTACCCAGCCCGATGGTTTTGCGGAGTACGGCCAGGGCTACGGCTACGGTTGCTTCAAAAGGGCAGGGCGTATCTCTGGTGATAGGCTCCGGCTCTTTTCCGGCTTCCTGCTCCGTGGCTTCCTGCTTCTCCTGCTCCTGGGGTTCTTTTGCACTTTCCTGGTTTTGCTCATCGGAAGCTGGGGCTTCTTCCCCAGCTTCCTGCTCCGGCAGATTGTCGGCCAGGGCCTGCAGGGCATTCAGCTTTTCAGCGGTGCTTGCGTCCGGGTCCATGATTGTCTTTGCCGTTTCTTCCGGGATTTTGTTCTGGGGTTCCGCCGCTGTCTTAGCGGCGGGTTTCTTCTTTGCTGCCATATCGTTTTCCTCCTGTTATCCTACGGATTCATTTCCTGTTTCTGGTTCAGCCGCTTCAAATCCGGCGGCTTTTGCGCTTTCAAACGTTATCCCACCAGCCCGGTGGTCGCTCTTGGCCATGTTCAGGTAAAAGGAGCAGATTGTCCCATGCGCCGTCCAGGGGAGTCCGACCATGGCAGTGAGCCAGGGGAGGGAGGCATCGAAGCCCTCTTTGATGCACCAGGCTGCAAGTGCCAGCCCTCCGATGGTCACGATCCAAAGGAGCCGCCTTGTGTCAGCGATCAGCTTTTTGGAGAATTCCTTTTCCTGTGTTTTCTTTTTCCGCTTGCGGGTTCTCATTTCCGCTTGGTGTATTTCAGGCTGATCCATCCAGCGCCGCTCTCAAGCCGGCCCCAGCCGTTCTTTTCCTCAACGATTGTATAAGTCCCCTGGTCCCTGATCGTCATGTTGACCTTGTAGCTGGTTCCGGGTCCGCTCCGAACATTGAGGGCATCTGCGGTCACTTTTACGAGGTACGGAAACTTCGCCACTGTACCGTCTTTGAAGGATGCCGCTTCTTTGTAGACGGAAAGGATTTTTTCAGCGTACCCCTTGTCTGCCGCCCATCTGCCTGACAGCCCCTCAATGGTAGGAGCGCATCCTTTCGCCACCAGATTGTACCGAGGGTCCACGCACTCATTGCGGAGTGCTTCTTTGGTGGCATATGCCTTTAAGTGCTGGATTTGCGCCCGGATGCCTGTCTTTGCGTCAGGAAAGCTGGCACCCTGTGCGCCGTTGCCAGTGGCCCCAATCCCGGAGAAGTTGTTCTGGGACGGCTTCACGTCCCCCCTAAACTTCCAGTACCCTGTTTCCAGGCAGGACTGGCAAAACGCCAGATCGCCACGGACTCCCTCTGCTTCCCCCTCTGAAATGTAGAGCTGCGCCAGCTGTTCTGCGTTCACGCCGTTCAGCTTCGGTGCGCTGTTCTTGGAAAGGAGGAACGCCGCCATCCTTGAAGCGGGGATTTGCGCATTGCCGATGAGGGCTGTGCCGGATGCAGGGACGCTTTGTGCCGGGGCTGAAGATGTCCCCAGCTTGGCGTTGACCTTTGAGGCTATGTCCCCGTGCCTGTTGTAGAGATAATCCCCCGGACACGCTTTTCTTGCAAAGTCCCGGTGGACGGTCATGTTTGCGCCGTTAAGGTGTTTTATCCTCATATTCTTGTCCGTTGACCAGATGAGCTTCTTGATGCCGTTTCTCCTGCAGATGTCTGCCACCAGCTCGATCAGAGCCTTGTATGCGGCATCGGTCACGGCGTATGGGTGCGTGGTGTCGCTTGCCACCTCGATGGTGATTGCCCTGTTATCGTTTTCTGCGCTGGAGCTGCACCAGCTCCTGTCTTTTTCCTCCACGCACAGACCGATGGAGCCGTCTTTGCCCACGGCGTAGTTGCAGCTTGCCTGTCGGCCTGTCCCTGCGAAATAATCACAGGTCTGCTTTGCCGTCCACTGGCCGACCACGCAGTGGATCGTGATGGTGTCGATGGCGTGGTTCCGGGGGCTTGTCCTGTTCTTGCTGAGCTTGGTGTAGCCTGCCAGCGGTGAATTTGTATAGCTCATATGTACCATCCTTTCTTGATGCCTGTGTTTCCCTGGTTACTTTGAGGATGCCAGCTTTTTGGGAAGCTCGAATACTGCGGCTTCGATCATGGCATCCAGTTCTTTTTCATCCACGATCACTCCACGCTCCGAAAGCCAGTTTAAGACGTATGCTTTCTTTTCCTTGCCTTTGCCGCTCTGGTTGTAGAGTTGTTCGGCGGCAGTGACGGCAATCTGTACGAGTGTTGCAATCTCTTTCTGCTGCGCTGCGGTGGTCTTGCTCCGAATGTATGGAACCACCACGGCAGTGATGATAGCGGCGATCAATGTGGCTGCTGCTTCGATAATGGGTGTGATGTTCATGCAGTTTTCCTCCTATTTCGTGATTTGCTCTATTGCGATTCCCTCCAGGAATTCCACGTATTCCCTTTGGGCTTCATCAACGGCTTTCAGCCCTGCTTCCACCTCGCCGTTGGCGTGGCCATGCTTCAGTGCCATGGCTATCCCTACGGTGAGCTTGCTGTTGGCTTCTATCATCTCAAGCTGGAGCCGTCCCTCTTTGGCTCGCCGTTCCGCACGGGCATCCTCCCGGTCGGAACGTTTTTTGCCCTGGGCGGCCATGTAAGCGCAGATGATTGTTGCGGCGGCCGTTATGAATGTGCAGATGATTTCTGTCATAGTCCCTCTACCTCCTGTTCGATTTCGTCCGGCCACTCGTCTGCGCCAATCAGTGCAATGTAGCGGTCATGGGCTTTTGCTATTTCTTCCTCCGCTACCAAGGCATCGAGCTGGGCCAGTGCTGTGTGCTGCTTTGCGATAATCTGCGCCAGCTCCGAGCAGATTCCGCATAGTTCTTCAATGATTTTCAGGTTGCTCATGGATCCCCTCCCCTTTGCTGTAAATTGTCAGGCGGCTTTTGCTTTTTCCTTTGCGTGTAGGTAGATTTCGTTCAGGCGTTCTTTCAGGTTGTCTGCCTTACAATATTTAATCATGCCTTTGTAGGAAGCCACCCGGCGGTCAAATTCTGCCTTGGTCATTTCCCCTGCAAAGTATTTTCCGCAGATTCCCCTGAAAGCTGATTTTATCCGGCGTGTCGTGGACTTTCGGAGCTTCAGGTTCTTCTCTGTCACGATGTAGCCTACAAACTCGATCCTGTCAGCTGGACGGACTGCCGTCTTGCGGTTCAGGTCGAGGTGGAGCCGTTCCTGGAGGAATTGCCCTATTTTGTCTTTCCATCGGTTCGCTGTTTCTTTGTCTGGGGCGAGTATGATGATGTCGTCCATGTATCGGATGTACCGCTTTATCCCCAGCTGGTGCTTGCAGAATTGGTCTAACTGGTCGAGGTAGATGTTTGCGAAGAGCTGTGATGTCAGGTTGCCTATCGGCATCCCGATGCCGTCCAGCCATTCATCGTCATCCACATCATCCGGGCCCATAAACCTCGGAAGCCCGAACCGCTCCCCATCGCAGTTGATGATGTTCTGCAGTAAATCCATGAGCTGCGGGTCTTTTATCCGCTCCCCTAAAACTTGGAGCAGAATTTCGTGGTCTACCCTGTAAAAATACTTGCTTATATCCAGCTTCAGGACATACCATTGCCCCGGCTTTCCATCTGCGATCCTCATCCAATGCTGGAGCTTCTTTGCCGCCGCCAGCGATCCTTTGTCTTTCCTGCAGGCGTAGCTGTCCTCGATCATCATTCGGTCGTAGAAAGGGTTCAGCTCCTGGTAGACCGACCATTGGACGATCCTTGATGAAAATGGCAAGGCCATGACCAGCCGCTTCTTTGGGATGTATACCCAATGGCGGCGGTATGGTCCGAAGTGGAAGGTTCCGGCTCTCATCTGCTCCTGGATTTCTAAAAGGTTAGCGTCCAGGTCATTGCTGAAAGCCAGTATTTCATCCCGGTACCGTTTCTGCTTCCTGGCATTGCGGTAGGCTGTTTCCAGCCATTCGAACGATGTCATTTCCGGGAATGCGTCTTGGAGCGTCTGTTTTTCGCTCATGTCTTAAGTCCTAACTTTTACGCACTTGACGTTGCCGCCTATGCGTCTTACTGGTATTTCTTCCAGCTCATGTATTTGCCGGAACGGGAACAGGCCCCTTTAGCCCCTGCGCCTGTATGGTTCCGTGAAACCATACACACCTGTCTGGCAAGGGGTAGAGCGGGACGCCCGCCGATGTTGCCGTTGGAATTCGAGCGGGGATTGTTGAAGTTCAGTGCGAAGACGCCACTGTTGGCTCCATTGTTCCAATTGCCGCCCCGGATCGCACACCGGGCAAGTTTTCGATGGCCCGTTCCCTGTGTTGTTTATTATCTTCCTTTGGCTTCCATCGCCTTTTTGTATCCTCCGATGATTTTTCCGATTTCGATGTTGTGGCGGCTCCATACTTCCCTCTGGTGCAGGGTGAGCGGCGGTGCGTGCTTTGCGCCGCAGTAGTCCCGGTCAGACGCAAGCACCACGAATTCCTTTAAGACCGCCAGCTCGATGTCCAGATCTTCCAGCGTGGTTTTCTTGTAATATTTGCGTTCTACCCTGATTGCAAGCCTGTACATCTCCATCATGCTTTCCCTGAGGATGTCTGCCAGCTTCCTGTCTTTTCTGGGGAATGTGTTCACGAGCGGGAGTCCGTATTTCATCATTTCCCCGATTTTCTCTTTCAGGATAAATTTCCGTGGTTCTGTACCCTCTGGGCTTTCCACCTCTGGCGGTGTGTAGCTGCCGCCTGAGTCCCTTGGGACTTGCCTTGTGCTGTAGTCCGTCCTTGCCATTTGCGCCATCCTTTTCGGTATGTGGGGGCCGCTACCGCAGCCCCCATCAGTTAATCAGGAGTCAGTTGCCAGTTATTCATAACAAGCGGGACGCCCGCCGATGTAGCCGCTGGAAAGCGAGCGGGGACGGTCGAAGCCCAGTGCGAAGACGCCACTGCTGGCCCCAAGGTGCCAATCGCCGCCCCGGAACGCACACCGCTCCGCTGCGCCGTTGTTCGCCCAGAAAACATCGCCGTTATAATCTGCGGCTGTTGCGCTGTCATCGGGTCCGAGTGCGAGTGCCTGGATGTAGCGGCGGCAGAAATCCGAAAGCCCACTATAGGTGGTGTTTCCGAAGAGGGCGGAGTGGTTGCTGTCGCTGGAGCTTGTGATGGCGGCACTCTGCCACTGCCAGTGGTTGGACACATAGTCGAGCTTCACGGTTCCTGCTGTGGTTCCGTTGCCGTTCGGCGTTACGAAAAGGTCAGCGTAGCTGGTTGCCTGTGCATTGAGGGCTTTCCACTCGGTAGAGGTTGCGCTTGTGTTGCAATCCGGGTCTGCCGCATTGTTGTACGGGATTACCTGAAGTTCTCCGTGAACCAGCCGGACTCCGGCGCACCATTCCCAGATGCACCCGTTCAGGTCAAAGATGCCGCTCATGTCCCCGGTGTCGCTCCATGTGAGGGGGCCGGTTCCCGTTGCGGTCCTCTGGATTCTGCCGGAGCTGTCACGAGAGCAGGAAGGGATTGCCGTGTATGTACTTTCGGATTCATCCTTTCCGAAGTTGTTGTTTCCTTTCGGCTGGGTTCCGTTCTTTTTTGCAAGGAGTGCCAGGAAACCCCACTCGGCTGCAGTGATGCAGTGGTGTCCATCGCCTTTGTTCTTGCAGTATGCTTCGTAAGTGTCCAGCGTGATGTTTACGGTCGGGTCCTCCCCCGGCAGGGAATAGATACGGTTTCCGTGGGCTTTGCCCTGGAATTTTCCGAACAGGAGCTTGTTAATCTCCACGCTGTTTACCAAAAATGCCGGGTGTACGCCGCTGTCCCCGTTGGTCAGCAGTTCGGAGAGTGTCTTTCTCGCCCTCTGGACGTAGGCTCCGGGAAGCCCTTTGTCATCCATCAGAAGAGTGTTGCTGGGGCAGGCCATTTTAAAGGCCAGGGCTGTTGCGTCAAAATCTGCCATTGTCGTTTTCCTCCATTTCTCTTAGTTCGTCTTGATGAGATCGTCCAGGCTCCAAAGGGTCAGGACTGCTTTGCTCATGTCGAGCGGCTTGGCTGTCTTTTCCGTGACCGTGATCGTCTTGGTGATTTCCTCACCATCCACGGTTTCGGTGACTTCCTTTTCCACTTCGGTTTCTGTGTACTCGGTTGCCGGGATGTCGAGCTGCGCCACATAATAGCGTCCTGTTCCTACCCCGACCACAAGGTTCTGGTTGCCATCAGCGCAGATGTCGATCTGGACAGGCCAGTCCCTCTGGTACTTTGCGGCGTTGACCATCAGTTCATCGTCCCCGAAGATGATCTTCGTGTTGTCCTGCTCATAGGCGATCTTTGTTCCGGGGTTCTTCTCGACCACCTTGACGGCGTTCTTTTTGGTTGCCATTAGTTCATACCTCCTTTAATTCTGACCGCCAGCGTCACGCTGGAGCCGCTGCCTGTGTATGCGATCTTGAAGCCGTTTAAGGCTTTGTCGCTTATGATGATATCCCCCACCAGCCCGCTGTGGGCGGTTACCTCTGCTTCCACGGAATAGAACAGGGTTTTCCGGGTCTTGGCAAGTGCCACGGTTGCTGGGCTGTCCGCTGTGGAATTAAAGGGGAGCGTTGCGGTGTTCTTCAGCGTGATCTCGTGAAGCTCACCGTGGATTTCGGATTCCACGATTGCCTGGTGCGTATCGTTCTTCCTCTGCTGGTGAAGGTTCAGCCATGCAATGAAATTTCCGGCCAGTGTTGCGTCCTGGATTCCGTTCTCCATATTGTTGAAATTTGTTTGATTCTGAGGGGTTCCTTTTTGGATGATCTCCCCCTCGACCGGGGTATGGGTGAATGTGCCGTCAGGGTTCTCGGTTTCCCTGTAGCGGTCCTCAAACTCCGTTACCCGATCCTGCCATTGGGTTTGGTTATACATCTCACACTTCCTCCTCGTGGATATCGAATGTGAAGCGGTAGAGGACTCCCTCCTGCACACTTTCGATTTTGATGTTCTCGCTCTTTGCGGCCCAGAGCTTCCCGGCTTTGTCATAAAGCTCCACGCCTGTGATGGTGACTTCGTTCTGGGACTGCGGGATGATGGGGATGTAAATCGCCACCCGTCCATCAGCCATCCTTTCGTTCCGGCTGATATTGGTCTTGTACCAAGTCGAGCCGATACGGTACCGGGCGTATGAGATTACCCTTTCGGTGTAATGCTTGTAGCCCTCGATTGCGCTGCTTGTCAGCAAAGTGATCGCCTCCTTTTGTTGTTGCAGTAGGCGGTTCCGCACATGATTATCCGATACGGGTATCCCTGCCCCTCTGCGGTTGTGAAAAATGCGCCGTCCAAATCGCCGCCCTTTGTCATGCGCTGCGGCTCCGTGCCGCTTTCCTCCTGCCCGGACTGCCGGACGGCGTAGGTGAAGCCCTGGGAGGAGGACGTGACCTGAAGCTCTCCATCACCCTCCCTGAAGGCCTGCGCCCTTTGCGGTGTTGTCCCTGATTCGGATTGCCCAGAAGAGCTGGACTTGTATCCGTGGGCTGTCCCATCTGATAGAACATCAATCCCTGCTACCTCCGTCTTTATGTTTATTGAGCGTTTAGGCTCCGTCCCTGTGGCGGTGGTTTTGTAGCTGAAGCTCTGGGTATCGGTTTCCACCTCTACAGCCTTTTCATCATGGCCGGCTCTTTTGTTGCGCCACGGTTCGGTTCCGGCTTCGATTTTCCCTGCAGAGGTTGCCGTGTATCCATAGGCGGTCCTTTCCGAGAGGACATCCAGCTCATCGTCCGTGTCCCGCAGGAGGGTTGAGCGTTTCGGCTTGGTTCCAGCCGGAGCGTCTGCATAGCTGAAGCCCTGGGCATCTGTTTCAACTTCTACAGTCCCATCATCGTACCCGCCACGCTTGTTGCGGTACGGCACGGTTCCGGCTTCAGCTTTCCCGGAAGACTCCGAAGTGAAAGCCCATCCCCTTGCGTCCGTGCCTATCTCCAGTTCCTCATGCTCCAATCCGCCACGCATATCCCTCCACGGCTTTGTCCCTGCCAGGTCTGCTTCGTACTGGAAGCCTTGCCCGCTGGTTCCGATTTCCAGTTCCTCATGCCCCAGACCGCCACGCTTGTTGCGCCACGGCTGTGTGCCAGCCCAGGTGCGCCCAGGCCATGGGGAGCGGTACTTGTACCCCTGTCCGTGGGTTCTTATGACGATGCCGATGTTGCATTGGTAGACCAGCCCGTCAAGGTGTGCGGTCAGCCGCTTCACCTTTTTTACCGCCTTGATGATGGTGGAGGTTTTTGCGGTTTCCCGGTAGTTCGACATCTCAAGGATTACCTGGAAATGATACGGCTGGCCGCCGTAGGTGTACCATTCCTCGATGTAGCTCCCTGGAAAAACGGCGGAGAGCATTCGGTTTACGGCTTCCGGCGTTCCCATGTAGGTGTAATAAATCAGGGTGTCCTTGATCAGTTCCCTTTTGGACTCTATTGTGAAGTCCTGCTGGTAGAATGGTGTCCGAAGCTCCACGGCGAGGATGTCGAGGATTCGCTCCGGCAGGCTGTCGATCATGGCGAGGGTGCGTGTCTGCTGTGCCTGTTCTATGATTCTTCGTTTCTCCTGCAGGAGTGCCCAGGACATGGCTTTGATTTCCGGGTTGTGCCTTGCGCCGTTTGCCAGGAGGTCTGTTATCTGGCCGTCATATAAACTAATCATCCTCCAGCCCTCCATAAGCGACAGCCTTGCCAGAAAGCTGTGCCACGGCTTCATCGCCGACTATGGTGAATTCCGGGGACGCAATTTCTACCCGCTTTGCGCCGGCCGCCTTGATCCTTTTGCGGAGTTCGTCCGGGTTGATGTCCCTGCCGATCACCGTGGTCTGCCATTCGGCGTATTCCGTCACGGCTTTCTCTACCTCCCGCTGGATCGTGACCGCTGAAACCATATCACTCTGGTTGATGTAGTAAGTCAGGCTGATGGAAAATCCCACGGGTTCCGGGGCTTTCACGGACACATGGTCTGTCATGGGGCGGATTTTGTTCGATGCGAGGTATTCCTCCAGCCCTGAAAGGATTTCACTCCCAGGTATCGAGCCGTCCCGCATCAGGACATAAATCACGGCATCCCCTCCTACCGGGCTTGTCGGCCTTACGGAGCCTATCCCGGAATTGTAAGTCCTGGCCCAGTAAACATAGGCATCGTCCGGGCCTGCCACGCTGTACCTTGACGGGGCGATGTACGTCCTTTCTGCGAGGCTCTCATCGCTCTCAATTTCTGTGCCGCCCTCCGAGGTCGTGATGTTTGCCACGCTCTGGATGTAGGGGAGCGGGTCCGCCAGAATATCTATCTGCCCCGGCAGCAGTTCGTTGCCCTGCAGTCCGTCCACGGTGCATACCGTTTCCACGTCCACATACTCGCTCCCGGCAGGGATTTCCGCATACCCTTTGGTTTGGAAATAAAGGCCGTTCCCGTTCGTCACCCTTGTCCCGGCCGGAATGCCCACCACGTAGGCTTTGGTTTCCGAAAGGGTGAAGCGCACCGTAGTCTTTGCCGCTGACGGCTGGTTCCTGGTGACGCCACGGTTCCCTGCGAGGTTGTCCAGGAATTCGCCGTAGCTGTATTTCAGGAGATCCTGTTTTCCGGCTCTGTCCACATATTGCTCAATCTGGTAAAGGTCAAGGGCGGCAGCGTAGAGGGCGATCCTCATTGGGTCGGATTTGCTCAGGCTGATTTCCTGCCCGGTTTCCTCTTTGTATTTTGCTTCGAAGTTCCCCACCAGCCGCTCCATCATTGCGCTGATGCTGTCGTTGTCGATGAAGGAAACGTCCGGCAAATCAAAAACTGATTTCAAAAGGTTATCCAATTGTGATCACCACCTTTGCTCCCAGATTCCCATCGGTACCTGTTTCTACTGTCGCATCCGTCACCTGCGCCCTTGGCTCCCATTGCTCTATTGCGTCTATGATTGCGACCGTCATCATATTCTTGGCCGCTGGCGTTGGTTCGTCCAGCATGGAGACGTCTACTCCAAATTCCCGGTAAAGTGGACAGGTTCCTTTTGGTGTCGATAAAATGGTTTTTATGTTCCGCTCCACCTCCCGGCGCAGGGATTCGTCCCCGCTGCCGTAGGTGAAAGAGATTGTAATGCTTGATAGATCCATGGGCATCCCTCCTACAAATATTCCTGCATGGTCACGCTGACCTTTGCCCTTGCCAGCTCCCCCCGGTTGTAGATGGTTTCCCATTCCTCGCTTATGTCCGTGATGCGCCACTTGTGCTTTCCCACCCGTTTGCCGCCGATTACCAGCGTGTTGACGGTTCCTTTTTCAGCAAGGGCGGAGAGGGTGTCGAGCATGGCTCTTGGTTTCACTCCGTATTCCGAGTTCAGCTCCATGGTGAAGGTGATCTTCTGGAGGGCGGGCCTTAGGTACTCCACCTGGTCTTTCTTCCCGATCCGGCTGTGGGTTGCCCACTGGGAGCCGACCGTCCGGGTCATGTTTTCAAATGTCTGGATTTTCCTGTCGCTCACGCTGAAAACGATGGAAGTCCCCCAATTTCCAATAGCCACAGCCTATCCCTCCTGTCATTTTGGTTTTGAGGTCGAGCCGCCGCTGTCCCCGGTATGCGTATGGTTCACCAGGCTTATCTTTGCGCTCCCGGCAGTCACGTCCCCGGTCACTTCGAGGTTTCCGTCCAGCCTGAATGTCGGGGTGGTTACTGCTATTTTGGTTGGTGCGTCTACGCTTATCGTGCCATCGCCATTGAGCTGCACCACGCTGCTCCCTATGGTGATGGTCGCTGATTTGGCGGCTATCATGGTTATGTTCCCGTCCGGGTCGAGCTGGAGGACGGTAGCTTCCTTGACCGTGACTGTCCAAGCTTCCGTGGAGTTGATGTCCATCGTCCCGGTGACGCTCTGGTTGTACGCTTCGTCTTTCGCATCGTAGCGTTCCCCGGCTTTCCCTGGGCGGTTTGCGTATTCTTTTTTGTACAGCCCCTCGAAGCCCTCATCCGGGCGCATCCCGTCATGCCACACGGGTCCGAGGATGACGGCGGCACTTGTCCCGGTGGAAAGGTGCGCCACCAGCACCTGATCGCCGACTGCTGGCATCCAGTATTGGTAGGAGATGAATGGCATCTCCACGGTGGTGCTTTGGTCTTTGTCCTCGTATGTCACCCTTGCTGTGCCGTTCGGGTAGTTGAAGCTGGATATTTTCCCTATCCGTAGGTAGTCTTTTTGTTCTGCCATGAATGCCTCCTATCCTGGGTTGATCCATGAGCCGGGTACGCCTTTCGCTGTCGTGAGGTTCAGCATCCCTTGTGAAATGTTGAATATCCAGTAGGTTCCCGGTTTCCTCCATCCTGTCGGGTGTCCCGGCTGCGGCGATCCGGCGAGGGCTTCAGCCGCTGTATAGTAACCTTTCTTCTTTTCCTTGAGCGTATACTGCCCGCCTACCACGGGTTCATCCGGCGTTGGCTCCGGCTTCGGTGCGCTGCCGCCAGTGTCCCCGCTGGACTGCTTTGCGCTCTCCTGGACGGTGCTTGCCGCTGATTTTGCGCTGGTTATCTTTCCCTCCACTTTTCGGAGTTCCAGGCTCATCTTGTACCCGCTCCCGATGCTGTGCTTTATGGTTTCGATATAATACTTCCCGTCCAGCTTTCCCAGACCGCTGATCTTGATGCAGTCTGAAGCTATCAGCCCCGGCCTGGCCATGATGGTGATGCTCATGGTCGTGGTGTCCCGGTTCGCTTTGTTCAGGGCCGCCAGTGCCAGTGCGGTCGCTTCTGTGAGGTTGTCTGCGGATTCGTTGCAAGTCAGGAGCCGCTCACTGGTTCCGGCTGTGACCTTGAATGTCTTGTTTTTATCGCTGTTGGTGTACTCGTAGCTTACTCCTGTGTACGTGCCGTCCAGCTTCGTGTCCCATGTCCAGCCGGGGTCGAAGTCCGAGGGTGTCAATGTTACCTTTGCCTTTTTCCCCTCGTAGGTCGCTTCATCGAAAACCACCAGCTTGTCGTTGTAGATTTTCAGGGAAAGGCCGTATTTCTCTACGAGGGCGTTATAAAATTCACAGTCATTCTGGTTGTTCTGCTCTACTTTTGCGATGCTGATGTCGGCTCCCTCGAAATGGAGCGAAACTCCGGCACGGCCAGCTATCTTTTCCCCTATTCCTTTGAGGGAGGTTTTTTCGTAGGTTTCCGTCCGCTCTTTGGTCTTGAAACTGGATTTTGCAGGAAGTGCCAGCGCATCCATCCTGACCTTGATCGGGTTTCCGCTGAAGCTGAATTTATCCAGGGAGAACGATCCGCATGGGAATTTTCCCTTGCTTCCATCGCCGCTCCAGTTGGTGAGGATGATGGTGGGGCGGAGCTTATCCCCTTTTTCCGGGAACCATGCCCCGATCCACTTGTGGTTCGGGTCGTTTACCGTGATGCTTATGCTGTCGCTCGTCCCGGATGCCTGGTCTGTGTAATCGAAGGAGTTCAGGTACTCTGCAATCTGCCCGGTGGCGTTTGCGCCGTTGTAGACGAGCGACACGGTCGCTTTGCGTGGGTCCATAGGCTATTTCCTCCATTCCGGCAGATCGGAGAGGGCGGTGTTTTCTTCCACCTCCGGGATTGCTACCGCTATTCCTGCAGGGAACACCTGAAAGTCCAGGAGCCGGATATTCTTCCTTTCCTCCATCAGCTCCTGCGTCCGAAGGGTGTTTCCGTATGCCCTGTATGCTATGGTGTCCCAGGTGTCCCCCTGCACTGTTGTCATCATGTTCATATCAATGCCCCCTTTAGGCTGGTGCGGCTGATTTCCCTGAGCCATTGGTTTGCCATACGGCTGAATTCATCCTGGCTCATCCGTTCCGCTTCTACCAGGTCATCCCTGGAAGGGGAGCCGCCCGTGAAGGTGTATTGCGGCGAGTAGCTGATCTGGATTGGCTGCTGGGAATTGTCCGTGTAGGTCTGCGAGTTGTCATCGCCGCCCGTGAAGGTGTCCAGCGCATTCCCGATCCAGTCCTTTGCAGTTCCTACGGCACTTGCCGCCATGCCCTGCACTTGGCTCCAAAGAGAAGAGATCGGGCCGGGCTTTGGTCCCCCGCCGCCATCTGGCTCCGGGGTTTCCGGCGGAGTAGGTTTCGGTGCTTTGTCTGCCTGTTGCGCCTGTGCTATTGGTATGCCCTGCGCCATGCCGGCCTGCCGCTGTGCTGCGCTGTTTATGGTCGGCGCATTCACGGCCGTGTCGATTCCTACCGTGCCAGCGTCAAAGTTCAGCCCGTCCTCGATGCCGCTTTTCACGGATGCGTATTCATCGTTCCAGCCATCTCCAAGCCCCTCTGCCATGTAGCCGCCTATTCCGGCGAATACCTTAGATGGCGAGTGGATGCCGAGGACGCTTTTCACGCCGTCCACGATTCCGCTGAAAAAGCCGGAAACCTGATCTTTGAACCATGACGCCATCCCGCATATGCCGTCCCAGATGCCCTGCACGATGTTCTTCCCTACATCCACGATGCTCCCCATCATCGAGCCGAGCCCCTCAACGATTGCCGATATGATCTGTGGCAGCTGTGAAACCAGCTGTGGTATCGCCTGGATGATTCCTCCTGCAAGGCTTACCAAAATCGTGATACCGGCTTCGATGATTTGTGGCAGATTCTGCGCCAGCCCTGTCACGATGCTTGATATAATCTGCGGCAGTTGTGCTACCAGCTGTGGTATCGCCTGAATGATTCCCATTGCCAGGTTCACCAGGAGGTTGACTCCCTGATTTATGATGGTCGGCAGATTCTGGGTCACGAAGTCGCAGATTGTCTGGATGATCAGCGGTAACTGCGCTATCAGCTCTGGTATCGTCTGGATGATTCCTGCAGTGAGGTTCTGTAAAATCTCCACTCCGGCAGAAATAATCAGAGGCAGGTTCTGCGCCAGCGTGGTGGTTATGCTGGTGATGATCTGGGGAAGTTGAGCGACCAGTTGCGGGATCGCTTGGATTATCCCCATGGTAAGGTTTATTAAAAGGCTTACGCCTTGGTCTATGATGGTCGGCAGATTCTGGGTCACAAAGTCGCAGATTGTCTGGATGATTGTCGGGAGCTGGACCATCAGCTGCGGAATCGCCTGGATGATTCCCATGGCGAGGTTCTCAAGGATTATTACGCCCTGCTCCAAAATCTGCGGGAGGCTCGTTGTCAAAAATCCGACGATCTCCGTGACCAGCTGCGGGAGGTACGATATCAGGATCGGGATTGCTTGGATGATTCCGTCTGCAAGCCCCTGGATCAGCCCCATTCCGGCATTGATGATGTCCGGCAAAAGGGAGAGCAGTCCAGATATCAGCTCTGGTATCAGCCCGACCACGGTCGTGATCAGCTCTGGTATCCCGGTTCTTGCCCCGTCTGCGAGCTGGGAGAGGAATTGCTTTCCCATGGCTACCAGCTCCGGGAGGTGCGTGGTGATTCCGTTCGCCAGCTGCTGGACGATCTGCAGTGCCGCTGCGCCAAGGTGCGGCAGGGCTTCAAGGATTCCGCTTGCAAGCATCAGGACGATCTCGACCGCCGCATCGATGATGGTCGGCAGATTGTCGATGATTCCCTGTCCCAAGGCTCCGAGAAGCTGCATCCCTGCATCGACCATTCCTGGGAGCATATCCACGACCATGTTGATCGCATCGCCGAGGACGCCGCCCATGGCTTGCATCGCCCCCTGCAGGCCGCCCTCCTGGAATGCGGCTGTGACATCACTGAGTCCTTTGGTTCCAAATTGAACGAATTCCCGGAGGTTTGGTGTCAGCTGGTCGGAAAGGACAATCTGCGCCCCCTCAAGGGCTGACTTCCAGAGCGTGATGTCACCCTGGAGGTTGTCCAGCTGGGTGTCTGCCATCTTTTGAGCTGCGCCGCTCGTTTCGTCAAATGCCGTCTGGAGGTCTGCAAGGTTGCCGCCGAGCGCATCCACAATGTCGCTGTATGAAACGCCTGAGTCGGCTGCTTCCAGCAGTGCGTCTGCGAACGATTCGGCGTTGCCGCCGGATTCGTTGAGGATTTCAGAGAAAACGTCCCCGCTGATCCCCAGCTTGTTGAGGTTCCCCTGCATGGCGGTCAGGTCGATTCCTGTCTTGGAAAGCGATTCGTTCAGGCTGTCCATGGTGTACCATGCGCCCTGGATGCTGTTGGTCAGCTCGTCCCATCTCTCCACGGACGTGCCGAGCAGGGCGGTTGCAGATGCGATGTCCCGGCTGTTGAAAAGCGTGGACATTGCATCCAGCTTTTCCTGGTCTGTCATGGTGGACATGGCGGCGTTCAGCTCCGGGAAAAGCTCTGTGAAGCTCCGCATATTCCCCTCGGTGTCAAAAACGGAAACGCCGAGCTGGTCAAGGAGCTTTTGTGCATCGGTCGTTGGCGATGACAGGCTCAAAAGCATATTGCGGAGGTGCGTGCCGCCCTCGGAGCCTTTGATGCCGTTGTCTGCCAGGACGCCGAGTACGGCGTTCAGCTCTGCTGTGCCGCCAGCCATATACTGCGCCGTGCCGCCTACCGTCAGGATCGCTTCCCCAAGCTGTGCCACGCTGGTGTTTGACTTGGATGCGGCCTGCGCCATCTGGTCGACCATGGCTTCGGTCTGTTCGATGGTCAGTCCGAGTGCGCTCTGTGCGTCCGTCACCATGTCCGATGCCTGGGCGAGTTCAATCCCCCCGGCTGCGGCAAGGTTCAGGACGTTCGGGAGCATTGCTGCGGAGGTTTCCGCATCGTACCCGGCAAGTGCCATATAGTTCAGGGCATCTGCCGCCTGGGTTGCCGAGAATGCCGTTGACGCTCCCATCTCCATGGCAAGGTCCCGGAGATCGCCTATCTGGTCTACCGTTGTCCCCATGGTTGCGGCCACCTGTGACATGGAACTGTCAAACTCCATCCCTTTTTCGACCGCCGTCTTTGCAAAGCCGACCGCCGCCGTGGTAGCTGCGCCCACGGCTACGGCGGCTGTCTTTGCTATCGTCCCGGCGATTCTTCCAAGGCCTGACAGGGCTTTCTGCGCCGTGTTCACTGCTGAGTTCAGGGAGCCGTCCGCTCTCCCGGCTATATGGATTTGCAGGGTTTGGTCAGTGCTTCCTGCCACGCCTTTTCACCGCCTTTCGTACCTTGTCGGTCAGGTTTGCGAGTTGCGGGATCGGCATCTCCATAAACTTCCAGTAATCTGAATGCAGGAGCATGGAAAGCTGGACGCACAGATCGCTGATCCTGTCCCCGTCACTGGACTTTAATCCTGACCGTAGAAAAAACTTGTCACTTTGTTTTTCACCTTGATTGCGTTCTTCGGTGAAAGCCCTTTGAAGAATTCAATGGGCTGCCCGGATGCCACGCTTGCGATGAAGCTCACATACTCAAATGTCATTTCCGGCAATGCGGAGACGATGCCATGCTTCGTGAGCCAGCTCTCTGCGTCCACCATGTCCTTTGCGGTCAGGGTTTCAAGCCCGGGCAGGTTGATCTCTGTGTACTCCTTGCCCTCGAATTTGTACGGTCCGGTGAAGCGCACCAGCGTGGGCGGGTCCAGGATGTCGTGGATCTGGCTCTTTTCCCCTGCGGGTTCTGCTTTTTCCACATTTTTTTCTGCCGCTTCTGTGTTTTCCACATTTTCCACAGCTTCATCCCCCGCCTGTGCGTTGGCGGCGATAGCTTCCTGCATCGCCGCATTGATTTCTTTCCTTGCTTTTTCCATGGTCGTTTCCTCCTGTTTTCTTTTATCAGGTCAATTTACGGATTTTTGCCAGCTTGTCTACGCCGTCAATCCTGAATTCACCGTTCAGCTTGTCAAGCTTGACTCGCTCCCTGCCGTCCATCTCGATCAGGATATAGGTCAGCTCCAGGGTGATGGAGCTTTCCATCGCTTCCCTCTGCTTGACGGTTCCGGGTGCGAATTTCTTGCACCGCCCCCGGAAGACTACCCGCATCCCCATCTCGCCCACATCATGGGTGGCTTTGTTTCCGAGCTGGATTGCTCCACGGAGCGTAAGCTCCACGGCTTTGGTCGGGTCGATCAGCTTGAAATAATCGGCGTTGATGCACCTGAACGGTACTTCCTGCTCCATGCTGCCGTAATGTCCGATGACCGGGGCTTCGTACTCGCCGAGGATGCCATTGCCGCTCATTGTTGCCGTGATTGCTTCAAAGTCCGGCAGGGCTACTTCTCCCGTGGTTCCGATCAGCCTGTTTCCTGCGTTGTAAAGGTTGAAGTCGTTAATGACTTCAGGGATTCCTGCGATTGCCATTTATCTGTCCCTCCTATCAGCTACTGAGGGCGGTTGTCAGTGCGTTCGGGTCAAACTCCAATACGTTCAGGATGTCCTCGGCCGGCGGGTACGGCGTGAGGTACTGGTGGAAGCGGAGCTTTCCGTCTATCAGGTCCGTCACTGGATTCTCGCTCTCAATGAATTCGATTTCCGCTCTGGCGCACTTGCCGTCTGCGACATAGCTTGCGCCACGGATGTTCTCTGTGTCCACGATGGTTTCAATCAGGCGGCGGTTTGCCGGGTCATCGACCTTTTGGAAGTAGGTCAGGATGAAACTGTTCCCCCACCAGCTGAAGAAACGGCGGCAGCAGAACCACATATCTTTCGGGTCCGTGCTTGCCGGATAGATGGCGGAGCGGTTGCCCCAGGTGCGCCATCCGTTCACATTGATTGCCGTGGTCACGCCGAAGGAGTTCACGGCGTTGCCCTGGAGCTGGTCGAGGACTACCTCGGTCTTTCCGTCTGCGAGGACGGTCCCGGTGATGCCGATCAGCTTGTTGGAAGGCGAGAGGTTCGGCACGTCATCGTTGCTTGCGTCAAGGTATGCGGTCAATGCCGCCATGATTGCGCTGTACCAGAACCATGCCGATCCTGCCGCCACGCACGGCCAGAGTGCCATGATGTGCTTGGAGGTGCATCCGGCGGCTTCCTTGGCCTGCTTCACCTTGTCGTATGCCACGCATCCGCTCTCGGTGCTGTCGATGTCGATGAAGCCCTCGCAAGTGAAATAACCGTTGATTTCCTCGCACTTCGCCGCCAGAACGATGCCTACGTCCGGGATGTGCGACCATCCGGGTGCGAGGATCAGCCCCGGTGTCATGCCGAGCATGGGGTAAACCTGGCGCAAGACTTCAAAGCCTTTTTCGCCGCCAGTTGCGCTTGCGCCGATGATGTCGCTTGGCTTTACTGCGTCCGGGTCGATGGATGTAGACTCCACGGCAATCTCCTTTGCGGCGGCTCCTGCGCCGTCTGCGGTCAGCGTTATGACAAGGTATCCGTCATCGTCAAATTCCATCAGGTAGTCTGTGTTCACGCCGAGTGGCGTTGCTTCCCCGTCCCCACTTGACGGAATGGACACACTCACTGTTTTCTGGAGGATTCCCGTGAGTTTGACTGTCCCCTCCATTTCTTCAATCTTCACGGTCTGTGTGCTGTTCTTCTTTTTGTGCTTCTCCGGGTCGAGGACGTTCACGAATACCACGGGTGCTACGCCGATGACCTGGAAGCTGGCATACATCGACTGGCAGAGGGTGTATTTCTCCCAATCAGCCGAATAGCCGAGTTTCTTCACTGATTCCGACCAGCTGTAGGCAATGACCGGGGTGTTGGTCACGCTGTACGGATCGTCAGCAAGGTTCACGGGTGCAGTGCCAAATACCACCTGAAGCCCAGCGGTACCCTCTATGGGGGCCACGATGCTGGTAGCCTGTTCCTGTACCCTTACGCCATGTTGGAATGCCATAGGTCAGTTCGCTCCTTTCTTGATTTTGGCACTGTCTTTCAGTGCCTTGCTGTAAAGTTTATAGGTTGCCCCGCTCTTTCCGTCTATCTGCTTCATGGCTGCGGCAAGGGCGGAGATTGGGATGCAAAGCCCAGCGAGGTACGGGTTTTCCCTGACCGCTTTTTCCAGCGGCTCCGGCAGTTCCTCGTACACGGTATTGCGGATTGCGATCCCGTCTATCGTTGGGCCGATGTAGATTTTTTTGCTCATACAAATTGGCTCTCTTTCTTCCGTGGGGCTGCAAGGGTGAAGCTCATCTCGCAGATTCCGAAATAGTACGGCCAGCTGTCCTCGTCCTGCATCACCCAATGGAACGGACCGTCAAAATAGAATTTTCCGTTTCCGAGGGATGGCTCCATCTCGTAGTGGGACTGTATCCGCTCCAGGGCTTCAAGGACTGCCATGTTTCCGAAATTCCTGTTGTCCCAGCCATCTTCGCCAATGAAGGACGGCTGTTCTCCTGGCTCCGGGTTTTCCTTTTCCCCTGTGTACGGTTCGGTTCCGTCATCGAAAATCCCGACTATGATCATGATGTCCACCTTGTGCGGGGATGTCTGGTTCTCCACGCCGCCTTTGTCAATCCGGACTATGGCGTATGGGAAAAAATCATCTATTTCCTGTGCGTCAAACTTCGGCAGTTGCTGGGCGTATGCTTTGATCGGCTCCATTGTACGGATCGGGGTCTTATACCTGTCCCCTGAAAAAAGGCTTTCCAGGTCTTTCATTACGGCTTGCTGCAGTTCCCTTGCGTTCATGATTCCAATACCTTTCTGATTTCTTTCTGGACGTTCTCCATCAGGTTCTCATAAATTTCCGGGGCGAGTTCTCCGTAGACTCTTTCGCCGCCTACCATCTTTGGATAGCTGATTGAGAGGAGGCTCTTGATTGCTGTCATGTCCGCTCCAGTCCCCCATTTTGCTACACGCTTGGCGGCTCCCTCCCCGGTGTATGTCTTTCCGTCCTGTCGCTGGACGATTGCCTTGTGTCCGCTGGCGAAGGTAGCGAGGAATGCTTTTGCTTTCGTCCCCTTTTTGGATTGGATCGCTTTCATGCCGCCGCTTGCGAGGATTTGCGCCTGTGAGCCTGATTTCGGGTTCCTGGTCTTGTATTTCTTAAGCTCCATCGTTTTTCCAGTGACCGTGATCGTGGCATCCGGGTTGGATGCGGTTGCGCTCTTCAGCTTTGAAACCTTGGAGATCGCACCCTTTTTCGCCGTATATTCCTCCTGGGCTTTCTCGGCGATGTCCTTTTTTGCCTGTTTTGCGGTCGCATTGATGGCGTTCTTCAGGACCTTGTATTTTTCGCTGCTTAAGGCTCCGAGCTTCCTTTCAATCTGGGACATGATGTCGCTGTCATAGTAAACCGTCAGCCCCTCAGTGTTTATGATGAATGTCCTTTTCATCTGTGGCTCCTGTTTGCTTCCACGGTGATGGCGTACATCCCGGCTTCATCGGTTGCATCCACCACGGTGTACCTGTTCCTGTCGATGGTAATCAGGCCGCCCTGCGCTGGCATTGGTCCGAAGTCATCAGCTGAAACGTAGAAGAGCATCTGCCTTGCGTAGATCCCGTCCATATGGGATTTCATCTTTTTCTCACGCTCGATGTTCTCCATGTCATCCAGCACAATGGTCATTTCTTTGCCCTGCACGGTGTGGGTTTCCCCGAATTCCTCCGGGTTGAGGAATATTGCCTTGATGTCGTTATTTAAGATGTCTTTGAAGCTCGGACTATCCATTGTGGCCGTTTCCTCCTTTCGGTTTCTGGTACCCGCCCCACCAGGTTATCGCCTGTGGCTTCGCCGCCCACGGCGGTTCCGGGCATCCCTGCCATGGCAGTCTTTCTGACGGCACGGGTCCGCTTCGGTGGCTCTGTGTCACGCCACATTGCGGTTCCGCTCCTGATCCAGACAGCCGCCAGCGGCGCATCTGATGGGAGTGTGTCCCCCGGCTTGTACTGCTGGAAGCCGTACTGGATGAAATCAAGGGCGATCAGGTCAGCCATTGATCTGTACGAGGATGTTTTCGTCCCCGGCGGCAGCAGGGGCGGCGGCATATCCTGCGGCAGTGGTATTATCCCCGGATGCGTCCGTGATTCCCACTCCGTCAAAGTAGACCGTTTTCCCCATCTCAATGGCGGCAGTGCCTGTCTTTTTGATTTCGAATACGCCGACCATATGGAGGGAGCCTGTCTTTCCCGGAGGGATAGGGCATCCCGTCACGCCGATTCTGTCACCGACCACGAGAAGGACTCCGTCCTGGATCAGTTCGTCCGTTGCGTTCGTGTAGTCGAGGGATTCCCCTCTCTGCAAATATTCAGCCATGGTTTATCTCCTTTCTGCTGTCAGCCCAGCGGGTTGTTGATGGATACGCCAGGGTTCTTGATCGCTCCACGGAAGTCCATCACGTTGATGCCCCAATCCAGATAGATGTCCCAGACAAATCCGAGCTGTCCGGGCGTTTCCATCCTGCGGATGGTAGGCACTTCCTGCCCGTTCAGGTAGTCGACCTCAATGAATGCGGAGTCCGTGCTGTTTGCGGTCATGAACCACGGCATCACGTTTCCGAAGCCGCCAGCCAGCGTGTTGATGGTCGGGTCCTCGACAATCTGTAGGTCACGGTACTGGTAGAGCGGGTTCACCGCTTGGGTGTTGCCCTCCGTGTGGATATACTGGCTGTTGAAGAGCGTATAAATGTCAAAGGTCAGGCCTGCAGGGACGATGATCTTGCCGGGGCGGACGATGATCGGCTGGCCGAATTCGTCTTTCTGGGTGGAAAGGGCCATGATCATTGCCTGAACCGCCGCCTGGGTGATCCCGGTTCCCTTGTTCAGCACATTCTTGTGGGCCGCAGAGAAGAGCGGTGTTCCATCGTAAATGTTGGGGTTGTTCATCAGGATGCGGTAGCACTGGGTGTTGATGGTGCGCCGTGCCGCTGCCGCATATCTGGCGGGGATTCTGGTCACCAGGTCGATGTCATCGTTGATGAACGCCTGCCTGGAAAGTGTAAACTGCTTTCCGTAGGTCTTGATCTGGCGTGTCGGTAGCTTTGCATCGGTCGGCTTGTCGTTCTTCAGTTCGCCGCCCTCCGGCACTTCCAGAAAGTCACCGACCGGCCCGGCGAGGTAGTTGTTGTCGTGGATTTTGAAGTCTTTCAGGCTTCCCTTGCGGGTCCACTGGTCGAACGTGACGGCGGCTGTCCTGTGTCCCTCCACATATGCCTTGTTGATGGCGTTGTCAAGGATTGTCGGGAACGCTGCGGTCGGGTTGTAATACTGCCTGGTGAAAAGCTCCGAGAGCAGATCGTCTGCGGACATCCTCCGGGCGTTGGAAACGCCGGCCCTCTCTAAGCATTCGATGGCGAGGTCGCGCAGGGTCATGTGGGAAAACTGCATTGCTTCTGTGGAAGGGTTCTGCACGTCCACGCCGCCCCGGATGAGCAGGCCGTCGGCCGCATCCCGCCTGAATTCATCCTCGCCCGTTTCCGTGGTGTGGATGCCAGTGCGGAGCGGGGCGTGGCTGGTTCGCAGATTTTCCAGGATTGCAGCCCTCACCTGATCCTCCGTGGCTCCGTCCGTGATGTAACGCTGGAGGTCTTTGTCCTCCACATCGAAGTCGCGGCACATTGCCGTGATGTTTGCGATCCGGGTGCGCTCTGCATTGATCTGGCGTTGCACATCGTCAGTGCTGCCGTTGGTGGCTGTTCCGGCGGGCGGGGTCGCTGCCTGGGCGGGTGCTGTCTGCTGGTTAGCCTGACCGCTCTGGTTTCCGAGGGAACGCTGCTCATCCTCTGCGATCTCCACTGTCAGGCGGTCGATTTCCCTCTGCAGGGAGTCAAACTCTGCCTGTTCCTCTGCGGTCATGTCCCTTTTGGCACTCTTGGCGGCTTCCACCAGAGCCTGTTGACGCTGGATAGCCGCGAGGCGTTTCTTCTTCTTGTCCATGGTTTCATCCTCCTATGATGTTTTTGTTTATTTGAAGTTGGCTCTCATAGACGCTCATCGGGGCTTTCCCCGATTGGTCAGCCTCACGGCCTACGCCGACTGTTGCGTCCGCTGGCACGGATACGATGGAAATCTCAAAGGGCCACCATTTCCTTGCGATTTCGCACGGCCCCGTGAAGCGTCCGTCTGCGCTTGTCTTTCCAGCCATGACTTCCTCGAATGAGTCTATTCGGTATCCGACCGACACGCCTTTCAGCGTCCCGCTCTTTACCTTTTGGTAGATGATTTCGGATTCCGCATCAGTGTCAAATTCCACCTCTGCGTACCCCCGGTTGTTCTCTACCCATGCCCGGTTGATTTTGCCGATTACGGCATCCCTGTTGTGGTTGAACAGGAGGCATCCGATTTCATTGATGCGCTGGAGGTCTACCGCTCCGGGCGAGTGGTCCAAAATCTCAGTGCCGAACCACCTTTCATACGGTTCCTCCGAGCTGAAGGAGAGCGTGAATTTCCGCTCGTTTCCGTCACCGTCTATCCGCTTGAGGGTGGAAGACGTGAGCGTCCTTTGCTCATTCTTTCCCGGCTCCATCGCCCTTGCCATCTGAAGCTCCGGCATCTGGGCTTTCACTGCTTCCAGAAACTCCGTTGTTTTCCCCATCGCCGTCCTGTTGTGCGTCACCAGCACCATCCCCGGATTGCTGGGGTCCTGCCTGATCTCCCACAGGGGCGGGATCGTCCTCTCCCTCATAGAGTCCGTCTGATTTTTTCTGTCCAAGGATCACACCTCCCAAATCCACGCCGTGCTTGTCTTTGGCGTATTCCAGAACCTCGCAGATGTCATCAATCTGTTTTCGCCAGTCCGTGCCGTTCTCGGCGGCGATCTGCTTGAAGGTCTTTTGCCCTGTCTGTAGGGCGGTCTTTGTTGCTATCGTTTCTTTGCTTGGGTCTATCCACGGTTTCGGCGGCTTGTCGAAGCTGTGGGCGAAGTAGTCATCTTTCTTGTCCCAGAAGTCCTTTATTTTCAGCTCCCCGGCGAGGACTGCTGAAATGATGAATGTTTCGTATATCTCATCCAAAATGTCAGAGAGAAGCTCATCTTCCTCGGCGTAGGTCATGCTGTCCTCAATGATGGCCTGCCTTGCGCTGGAGTAATTGGTCTGGCTCATGTCCCGGCTGGTCGCTTCATAGCTGATTCCCTGTCCGGCTCCGATGAGACGCTGGAGGAGCTTCACGAAACTTGCCGAGTCCGTTGCCTGTCCCTGCGGGTTGATCGCCTGGACTTCGTCCCCTGGGTTCATCTCCAGGATCATGCCGGGTGTGATCTGCTTCCCGGCGTAGGTCTGTATTGGCCCGGCCTGCACCTGTGTCCGTCCAATCCCCCCGGTAGGGTACTGCTTTTTGATTGCAAGCCCGAAACAGGCTTCAATCCTCTGCTTGACCGACACGGCGGTCATATATTCGTTGGCATCACGGGTCCGGGTAATCGTCTGGCTCATGTCGCTCATTTCCCGGAGCTGGGAGGGGCGGCGTTTGGAAAAGTAGAAGATTACTTCGTCCGCTTTCAGGAACACTGGCTCCGAGATCCCCATGCCATCCAGCGTGTACTGCCTGATCCAGTATCCGGCGGGGGCGTTGTATTGGTTGTACTCAATCCCGCCGATTACACGGTTGCCCTTGTATTTCGGGTTCACCTGGGATGCGTCCAGTTCGTCCACCTCGAACATCTGAAGCTTGAACGGGAGGATGCCGTCCTTGGTGTACCGCTTGACGAAAAGGACGCCGCCGTCTATCTTTTTCCGGCGTACCGCCATGCGGAGCATCTGGTTCAGGCTCTGTGTCCCGGTGACATCGCAGTTGCGCTTCTTGCACCAGACTTTCCAGAGCTTTTCGATATCCTCATTAAGCTTTGTGTTCTTGGTTTCTGCCTGGAGGATCAGGCCGCCGCCGACTACGTTCCTGACAAAAGGACCGACCACGGAGTTCATCAGGTCGCTGTTCCTCTCTAAGTCCCTTGCCCTTGCCCGGACAGTGTCCCTTGCGTACCTGTCCGTGGTTTCCGCATCATGGTTGAATGCGTACCAGTTGGCGTTCGCCCTGCCGTATCCGGCGGCATCATAGCTTTTCGTTTCCTCCCAGATTTGCCGCCACGCTTCACGCTTTGCGGCCGCTTCCGGGCTGAAAAAGCCTATTAGGTTATCCAGCCAGCTCATTCCTGTCACCTCCCGTCAAAGACCGCCACTACCACATCCGGCATCAGGGGCGATTCTTCCCCCCGGCTGAGCTGCGATTCCAGATCGTCACGCATCTGCCGGAGCAGGGCGAGGTCTGCCCTGGTGACGCTCCGGGAGCCGAGCTTGTAGCTCTGGCCGCCGAGAAGGACGGCTTGTATTGCTTTGTTCACTTCCACGAGCATCTGCTGTGGGCTGTATTCTTTGTCCATGTTTCCTCATCCCCTTATATCCAGTTTTCGTTCTGCCCGATCCAGTTTTCCTCTGGGGCGGGCTGTTGCGGTTCTTTCCGTGGCTTCACCTCGACTTCCTGAAGGTGGAATGTCCGGGCATCCAGCATATCGGCGGCGCACATGGCGTAGACTTCGCAGTCGAGGTAGTGGTTATCTCCGTGGGATGTTTTCAGCACCCATTTCTGCTGGACTCTGCCGCCTGGGGTTTTTACGTTGACCTTATGCTCTGCAGTCACCTGTTCGGCGTATTCCCGGTCGCATCCCTGGTAGACCATCCAGCTCCCAGTTCCATTTGCCTTTCGCATCCTCCCGGCGATCATGTCCTTGTACTTCCCCGTGTCAATCATGACGAGCTGCATTCCGTAGGCTTTGCTGTCGGTTCGGTTCACCTTGCTGATTCTGAAATGGGTATCCATCGGATGGCTGGAGCCTTTGCTCGGCATTGCCCATTCCGAATTGTCGGCGCAGAAATCGTACACGATGTCCGTGTTATCGCCGCTGTCTATCAGTGCGAGTGCTACCACGAAAATCTCCCCGGTTCCCTCGCAGATGTACTGGAGGTTCATAATCCTCTCAACCTCTGCAAACGAGCCGGCCTGGCCGTGGGCGATGTTCTGGCTTGTGAGGTAGTTGCCCCATGCCCGGATGCTCCAATAAACGCACGTTTCCTGTACATCTATCCCTGCGGTCAGGATTTTTGTCCATTCCGGGACGATGAATTCCTGCAGTTCCGTCTGCCGTTCCATGACAAGGTCTGCGCTGGTTTTCAGCTTCGTGTCCTCCCACGGCTCTGCCAGCCAGCTGTTCGTGAAGTTCTGGAAAGCGTCAGGATCGTCTTTGCTCATCAGGAATTCTTTGGCCATCTCTGAAAAGCGGACGAACGGGGAGTAGAGCGTGTTTATCCAGTAGGCTACCTTTCGGGTGAATTGCGTATTCTGCTCGACCGTCCTCCATTCGCCGTGCCGGAGCATTTCCGGCTTCATCTGGTCTGTAATTACGCCGTGGCACTCCTGGCATTCATAGGTGGCGAATTCTGCGCGGTCGGCGTAGCTCATCCCGGTTTCCTCTCCGGGGAATTTTACGTTTTTCCATATCAGCTCGATCATCTTGCCGCAGTGCGGGCATGGCACGAAGTAATGCTTTACCATGTCTGCCCCCTCCAGGGCTTTCCAGATATGCCCGGTTTTCAGCGTGGGGGTAGAGGTCATGTAAATCTTGCGCCTGTTTCGGTAGGTCTTGGTGCGCTCCCTTGCCAGCGAGATTGGGTCGGATTCCTTTTTGGAAGCTCCGGGGTACTTGTCCACCTCATCCAAAAAGAGGAAGCGCATTGCAAAGCTGGCAAGCTGGGACGGGCTGTTCGAGCCTGTGATTGTCACGCTCATGCCGTCAAAGTAAAGCTCCGACTTGCTGGATTCGTTCGGCTTGAATTTTTCCAGGAGCGGCTTCGATGCGTAGATCATCGGGCGGATTCGGTTCGTCACCACCCGCTCTCCGAGTTCGTCCGAAGGGTAGACCGCCATGGTCGGAGCGGGGTCCTGACAGGCGATGTACGCCAGCATATTGAGCAGGGCTTCTGTGCCGCCTACCTGTGTCGGCTTCACGAATATGATTTCCTCGATGTCGGGGTTGTTCATGCAGTCCATGATTTCCACGAGGTATGGCGTTTTGTTATTGTGCCACGGTCCCGGTGTTGCCGACCTGTTGTCGAGGACTCTGTATTTTTCCGCAAACTCTGAAACCGTTATGTTCTCCGGCGGCTTCAGGGTTTCCAGGGCTTTCTTGATGTACTCAGGAACCAGAAACTTGCGGTACCGCCGTTGCTTTTTAGGCTTCGGCATTTTCCGCTTTCCGTCTTTTCGGCGGCATCTCTGTCACCGCTGAAAGGACGAAGGATGAGAGCTGGCTGTCAACCTCAAGGCTTACCATCTTTTCGAGCTGCCTTGCCCGGAGCGGGTCCAAGTCCATGAAGTCACCGATGCTGTCAACGATCCTGGGAGCCATTCCCTTTGCGAATTTCTTAAACTGCAAAAAGAATGACTGGTAGTCTATGATGGCTTCCTCCACGGCGATATACTTCCCCGCTGCGATTGCGGTCTTTAGCTGGTGAAGTTCGCCCTGGCTCTCTTTCAGGGCGATTTCCGCTTTCATTTTCTGTTCTTTCAGTTCCAGTTCCTTTTCGGACCTGTTTTTTCCGTATGCTTTGTCCGATAGGTATTGGACGTAGCTCTGGATTGTCGGCACCAGGTCGTATCTGCGCCCGTCTGCGGTTTCGGTTGTCGGAAGGACACCCTCCTGCGTCAGCTGTTGGATGCGGCGGACGGTCACTCCGAATAATTGGGCGATGATTTCCACTCGGTACATCCCGCCGCCAGCTACTTTTCCGTTGTTATCCAAATGAATTACCCCCCCCCGCAAAAATTTTACTTAGGTTGATTTCGCTGTTCATGCTTTGCCGCTCCTTTGGTACGGCTCCGCTCCAAAGTCTTTGTTGAACGGGACGATTTCGGAGAAGAGCTGGATGTATTCCCCGGTCAGCTCCCGGTCTACCGTCAGGACGGTGTTTTCGCTTCTCGGATTGGTGTTTATGTTTGCGCTGGATTCTATCAGGCAATCGAACCGCTCACCCTCTATCGCCATGACCTTTGAGTGGTTGCGGAAAATCACCATCCTGCCGCCGCACTCCCGGATGAATTCCTGGACTGCCCGGTAAACATCCGGGTACCCGCTCTTGAAAATCTCACCCAGAAAGAAATCCACCCTGCCTACCATGCCCCGTTCGTGCCATCTGCGGAGGTCGGTCACGTCCTCGCCAGCCATGCACCATGTCGAAATGGCGGCGTATTTGATGGGCTGCTGCCGGAGTACCATCTTGAAAAACGTGAAGCTGTCCACGTCCCCGAAGCTGAAGCAGTGGTAGCAGTCACCCTCCTGGAAGTGCCACGGCATGGCGGCTTCGAGGGCTTTCTCGCTGGAGGCTTTGCGCCAGAGCTGCCTTGCGCCCATCCTGTGGGATACCTTGATGCTTCCCTGGGGAGCGGCTGCGGCTGTTTCGTTTTGCGGTTCCGGCTCTATGCCGAGGGCGGCTCCGAGGTCGAAGCCGTCAAGCGTCAATTCTTCACTCATTCAGTTTCACCGCCTTTTTCCCTGTGAACGCTTCCCATCTGCGGACGATCACGTCTGCATTGCGCTCATCGGATTCCATGAGGTACGCTGTGCGGCCGAGCTGCTCTGCCGCCATGAGCGTTGTGCCTGAACCTCCGAAGAAATCACCGACCGCCCATCCGGGCTTGCTTGAATTGTTCATCAGCCGGCCGACCAGCGGGATTGGCTTCATCGTTGGATGGAGCGAATTGCGGGACGGCTTGTTTTCGTAGTGGACGGTAGTCTGGTCACGGTAATCCCTGAAAATCTTTTCAACGAGAGCGACCAGCTCCTGTTTCTTCATCCCTTTCAGGTCGAGGTCATCTTCCAGCAGAACGGTATCCTGTGTGCGGTCGTTCACAAAGTAGTGTGCGGCTCCCTCTTTCCAGCCGTAAAGGATCGGCTCGTGCCGCCATTGGTAGTCCTGCCGCCCAAGGACGAAGGTGTTCTTTTCCCAGACCAGGCATTGCGCCAGCTTCAGCCCTGCATCGGAATATGCCTGTCTGAATTGAAGCCCTGTGCTTTCTGCATGGAATACATAGACCGCTGCGCCTGGGCGCATGGCTTCATGGAAGTTTCGGAAAGCCGCCAGCAGGAAATCGTAGAAGCTGGCTTTGTCCATCTTGTCATTCTGGATGTTGCTGTTGTTCCGGCTCCCCTCCTGTCCGAGGTATTGCTCCAGAAACTCTGTCTTTGCGCCGTAGTCCACGTTGTAGGGCGGGTCCGTGATCACGAGGTCAAGCCTTGCGCCGTCCAGGAGTTCTGCCACGTTGTCCGGGTCAGTTGCGTCCCCGCACATGAGCCTGTGCCGCCCAAGCCGCCAGATTGTCCCGGCATGGCTCTCCGGGATTTCTATCTTTTCGGCTTCATCGTCCGGGTCGAAGTCATCATCGTTGGCTTCCGGCGGGATGTCGAGCTGCTGGATCAGGTCCTCCAGCTCATCCCGGTGAAAGCCTGTCACGCTGAAATCATAGCCGTCAAGGTCAAGCTCCAGCAGGATGTCTTTTAAGAGCTGGTTGTCCCATTTCCCGGTGATTTTGTTCAGGGCAATGTTCAGGGCTTTCTCTTTTGCCTTGTCCTGGATGTCCAGGACGATTACCTCGGCTTCGGTGTAGCCCAGATCCATCATCACGTTGCACCTCTGGTGTCCCTTGATGATGGTCCCGTCCGAATTGATCACGATAGGGTCGGCGTATCCGAATTCCTCTATGCTCTTTTTGATCTGGATGTACTCCGGGTCCTCCGGGGTGAGTTTCTTTCGTGGGTTGTACTCGGCAGGGCGTAGGTCTGCCAGTTTTCTGGTTTCAAATTGCATATTTTCCCCTCCTGCCATAAAAATTCAGGGTTTTTGGGGCTGGCTCTGGGGCTTGCGTAACGAAATGCAAGATTTTTTTTCGGTTTCAGGTGAAAAAATATCGCGCCTTCCGCGCCCCGCAGTGGTGGGGTGGGGCCAGTAGTACCTACTCGTTTTTCGTTCGGGGCCGCCGCTCTGATGGCGTTGCCAGCCGCCCTGTGAAGCCTTGTGCATGGAGGCTTGGCGGCCTGCTTGCCTTGCCTTTAGTCCATTGCTTCACGCTCATTCGTTGGTTCGTCTGTCTTTAGCTTAACAGAAAAAAACTCCTGCAAACTCCTGTCTTTGTGCCGCCCTATGTGCGCCTGTGATGCTGGTTCCTGCCCTTATCCTGTCTGCATGGATGCTTAAGGGCGGGGCTTTCTGGTGTCCATGGCGGGGCTGTATGTCGGCGCATTTTTCTTGGGCTTATAGCGGGGCTGTATATGGGGGGGTGCCTTTTTGATGGGCTTGTTTTGGGCTTCCTTGGTATACTGGCGGTCTGTGCCTTTTTCGTGGCCCCACGAAAATGACAAAAAAATAAGCCCCTGTTATATGGGCTTTCTCTGGGCTGTATATTATCCGGGCTTTAGCTCCCGGCGTAATTTGTCCGGGCTTGAAATTCTGAGCTTGTAAATCGGAGGCTTGTAAATCTAAGGGCTTGAAAAAAATGGGGCGGGAGAGTGTGGCAGAAATTCGGGGGTCAATTCCGGGGAATTAGCCCCCGCTGCCATTTTTAGGAAGCCCTACCATGCTCCGCACCTTGTCGATTCCGAGCAGGGCATCCAGCCCTTTGTTGTATCTTTCGTAGCACGGGGAGGGGGTCAGGAAGACCGCCCTCTGTACCTGTGTCCATGTCTTGCAGTCAATGTGCCGTAGCTCCATGATTGTCCGTTCCGTGGAGCCTTGTGGCAGGAAGTCTAAAATCTCCATGATCTGGAGGGTGCTTTTTTTTGCTTCCCGTTTTTGGGTTCTGAGCTTCGCTTCAATTTCCGTGGATTCATTGTCCCGGAATTCAGAGCGCATTCTCTGAAGCCTGGCCTGCAGGGTTTCCTGCTGTTTCCGCATCCTGTAATACCGCTGTAAGAATTTTTTTAATATCCGGCGTTCACTCACTGCCGGGTTTTCTGTTTTGCCCATCTGCATCGTCCTCCGCTCCCGGATCATTTCTTGGCGCAAGGAGGAACACCGAGCTGCCAAGGCATTTGAAGCTGTGAACCACCTTTTCCCGGTCATCCCAATCCCTTATTTTTACTCCCCTCCGGGCGAGGAGCTTGATTGTGGCGTTCAAGCTCTGAACGAGCAGTGGGGTTGGCATCTTGTCTATGTTCGCCACGCACTTCTGGAGGGCGTTAAGCCCTTTCTGTTTCTGTGGGTTTTTATTTTTCATCTTTCCATCCCTCTATGATCCGCTGGCAGTCCTCCGGGAAGTTGACCACGGCGGCGATTCCTCCGGCGGCGTTGATTTTCTTGATTGCCTGTTCCTGCAGGGCTGAAAGTCGGCCGTTCTGGGGGCGTTTCACCTCGAAGCCGTAAAACTTGCCATCAATGACGGCGCATATGTCCGGGATACCGCCCTGGCTGTAAGGGCCGGCGGCGGCTTTCCAAACAAAAGCGGAGGGGTAGTTTTCCTTGAGCCATCGCAGTATTTTGGTCTGGTAGTATTGCTCTTTATGTACCGTGATGTTCGTGCTCATGGCTCTTTTCACCTCCCATCTGGACGGCTCTGTCATCCCAATATTCCGAAGCTCCAACTTTCCGTGGTCTGGTGCCGTATTCCTCGATCCATTCCGGGAGGCTTTCGTTGACTGCATCGAATTCCAGCCCACAGCCCCCGCAAGCGTCCACGGCTTCCTGAAGGAGCTGCCCCTCCCTGCAAGTCCAAAGGATTAGCCCAGCTCCTGCCGCCTGTTCCTCCTTTGCCTTATGGATCACGTTCCAGTTTGGCTCTCCGATACCTGGGTAGTCATCGGAGAAGAGGCATCCATCAAAGTCTATCGCTATAGCTTTCCGTATTCTTGCAGTCTGTTGGATTCTTTGACGAAAATTCGGGGAGACGATGAGGCGTTCCTTTGGTTTGTTAAGCTGTTTTTCCTGTGGTTCGCTTATGTGAATACTCATTCGCACCCACCTCTTTCTTGGGTGAAGCCGATAAAGTCGGCGATTCCGATGTTGCCATTCTCACAGTTGTGAATATCTACCACCGCAGGAGCTTGTGTCATCGTGATGCTTCCTGTGACTGCTTCTACCGCAGACTTTATCGCCGTGTTCCTGCTGTTGGCTTCCATGGCTATGAATTCCTTTCCGCAAAGGCGGCACTTAAATTTCCCATAAAATGATTTCATTTCTGTCCTCCTATGCTCCCGGCTGAAGAGGCGGGGCTTCCTGAAAATCTACGGCATCCTCCTGCAGTTCGTTCATGGGCGGCGCACCTGCTGCCGGAGCTGCAGCGTCCTGGGCGGCTCCCTGTGGCTCCGGGTCTGCCGGGATGAAGAGCGGCTTGTTTTCCGTTTCCGCTTCCATGATCTTGCTTGCCATCATGTCGGCGGTCTGGAGGGCAAGCACCAGCGGGTATTTGCTGATTGCCGCTCCTACGCACGTATCGTTTTCAAAGTTCCCAGTGAAGCCCATGTGCCACCAGATGGCGTACATCTCCATGCTCTGAAGCTCCATGTACTGCTTGATGATCATGGCACTTTTTGCCCCATGTCCGAGCGGCATCCTGTCCTCGACCGTGTAATAAGGGACCTTTTCCCATTTGTTCGTCTTTTCGTTCTTCACGTTCCGGGTGCTGGTACCGTAGAAAAAAGTCTTGCAGATGTCGTGGAGCAGGGCGGTGATGGTCACGCTCTCATCCGGGATGGTGGCGATGGCTTTCCCGGCGATTCTGTACTCCCATGCCGCCGTTCCATCTTCCTTGGTGACCGGGGCAAGGATTCCCCGGAGCGCATCCAAAACGTTCAGGCTGTGCTGAAGGAGGCCGCCCTCGCAGGCCAGGTGGTACTTTGTGGAAGCCGGGGCAGTGTAGAAGTCGCTTTTCCTGATGTAATCCATCAGCTTATCCGCTCCGGGGCGGGCTACCTTTGCCATCTCATCCTCAAATCTTTTAATCAGTTTCTGTCTATCCATGCTTTCCGTCCTTTCCGGCTGGGGATTGCCAGCCTGTTTTGTTTCTGTGTTGGTGTTAGTTCTTCTTGCCATCCTGTTCCATCCTTTCTTTCTCCTGCTGGTATTCCCGGCTCACCAGCTCCATCGTTGGCGGGAGCATGAGCGTCCAGCAGATTTCCTTTTCCTTTTCCCAGAGGCTGTATTCCGAATTCCAGCCCATGCCGATCAGGTCGTTCCAGTAGGTCAGCGGTCTGCCGCTCATCCCAGTTCCCTTGTATGGCCTGCAGTGCTGGCACCAATATGGGGCGTATCCCTCGTACCATACCCTGTAGTGGATCGGCAGCAGGGCTTCCAGGAATTTTTCAATGCTGTAGGTGGTGAAAAGTACCCGGCTGGCTTTTTTCATTGTCCCGGCTTCAACCTCCCGGTCAATAGCCGCCTTTACCCTGTCTATGCACTCGCTCTTGGTCTTTTCCGTGTCCGACTTCAGGAGCCGGACGCTTCCGAGAATGAATTCACTTGCTATCTCGGTTGCCAGCCCTGCCACCTTTTTCTTCAGGGCTTTGAGCTGATCGGCGTAAATTACCCGCTGCCGCTCTGTCATCTGGGTTTCGTTCCGCTGGAGCTTGCCCAGCTTCTCAGTGAATTCCTGATAGGTGTTTTCCATGTGGTCACCTCTTTTCGGGCTTCTTACACCTTTTCAAAAAATTAGGTGTATGCCGATTATTCCTTGCTGGCTGTGGGTTCTCTGGCAATTCTTACACCTTACACCTAATTTTCAGAAATACCCTTGCTTTTTTGAAATTTTGCAATTCTGCAATTTGCTTTGTAAAAATGTAAATTTTCAATAAACAGTGTGTAATGGTGTTTTTAGGTGTAATAGGTGTAATAAATAGCGCAAAGCTATGATTTCTCTGGTTTTTTGTCTTACACCTAATCTTACACCTGTTCTTTCACCTGTCTTTTGGTGTAAGGTTTTTAGAATGGTAAATCCTCATCATCGCAGTCCAGCGGTATGAAGCCGTCCATGCTTGCAAGGCTTTGCTGTTGGTATTGCTCCTGCGCTTTGGCTTCAGCCAACTCATCTGCATCGTCTACCGGGTCTTTGTTCTCGGCTATCTTTCCTATCCTGAATTCCACGAACCGTGCGCTCCGGGATTCAAAGTATTTCACCACCGAATAAACTTTTTTCCCCGTTCTGTCTATGTCGGTTCCAATTAGCCCCTGCTCTGCCATGTACTTCATGGTTTTCCGGGGCGAATACCCAGCCTTGCTGAGTGCCTGGTTCAGCATGGACGGGAAAATGTACGCCGTGTTTCCGCTGTCTGTGGTAAAGCCGAGGCACGTTCCTATGGCGTTGGTTCCGAAGTATGCCTTGTTGGACAGCACCCAATCGGTTATAAACTGGACGGCGTTTTCGTTCACGTCCGTGGAGTTGCTTTCTACCTGGTTGATCAGGATGCTTCCAGCCATTGCCTTTGCCGATTCCCACGCCTTGTCCTTTGTCCCTCCGAAGAACCATTGATCTATCATGGAGTCTGCAAGGGCTACGGCGGCTATTCCTGAAATGTGGGAGCCGTTCTTGCCATCGCTGATCTCCCGGACGTAGTTCTGCATCCGTTCGTATTCCTCCACAATTTCTCTCTCATCCATGGCGAGGATTTTCTCAATGAAAGCCGGTCCTGCCCAGCCGCAGTCCATTGCCGCCTGTTGGTGCATCAGGGCGGCATCCTGTTCGTTGTCAAACGGACCGCCGTAAATCTCAAGGACACGGGTGCTGACGCCAGTCTGGGAGGTTTCCGTGGAGAGCGGTTCTTCCCCTGTTGCCAGGGCTACGGTCCGCCATTGGTATGTGGTCTGTATGCCGCCCGTCTTACTTCCACGGATTTTCCCGGTACCGCTGGCAATCATGTAGACGATCTTCTCCAGCGATTCCTGCTTTGTCCCGGCGAGCTGCCGTTCATCGATGCCGAGCGGGAGGTCGCAGTAAAAAGCTGCCGTCCGTTCCAGCCCGACCTGGGTGGCGTTGAAATTCACCATCAGCCGCTCCGGGTCCCCCCAGGCGGAGAGGGCGGCTTTCAGGGCGGCGGTCTTGCCGCCTTTTGAACCTCCCCAATTGTAAACAAAGAATATCCTCTGCTTCACGATCCGCAGGAGCGGGGCGGCGAAGCTGGCCGCCAGAATAAACCTGAATTTCTCCCTTGCCCGGTGTGGGGCCATGTTCGCCACCCACCGTTCCAGTGTCCCGTTCTGGCAGTATGCCGCCGCCATTCCCCTTTGGCTGGGGTCTATGTCCAGCGTGATCCCGTCATCGTGTCCGGGCAGGAACCTCCGGCCGGGCTGCCAGCCGAAGGTGGATGTTGCATCGTTCCTTGGTATGACTTCTATGTTCTCTGCTTCCAATGCTCCGAGGAATTTCACCACCTGTCTTGCGTTCTCGCTGGTGACCGTGCATCCGAGGTCGGCGAGTTCCGTTATCTTCCTGCTTGAAAAAATTGTTGACCGGGGGTATATTGCCGTGTGCCATCGGTCATCCCGCTTGAATGCTATCTCTATCCGCTCATCGCCAGTTTCCAGGCTTTTCAGGCGTTTGGTCAGGATGATCGGGGTTCTGCAGACGAGGCTTGGAACCATGGTCTTTTGGTTTATCTCGCTGATTCCTTTTTCGGAGTAAATGAAGCCCTCCGGCTGCCTGAGTCTTATCGGCGCACCCGGTATCACATCCGGCATCAGGACTGTATCAAGGCTGACTGGTTTCGCCTGTGCTATCAGGGAGCTGATCCGTTTCTGCCCATCCTCTTTCCCGTGTGTCATGTAGACATCGGACGGGTCTTTCAGCCCCAAAGCGGCGCACTGCCATTCGTAAATCTCCCCGGTGAAGCCGCCGTCCTTTAGCCCCCGGTATACTTTTGCCGTGAAGGTTTCGCCGCCGACATCCGGCTCTTTGTGGACATAGAGCTTCAGCCCCTGGAGCGTTTCTGCTTGGCTTGCTTTGAGCATCGCTGCCCCGGCTACCCCTATGGCGGGGATGCCCATGTACCAGAGGCTCTGGGTGTCACTTTCCCCCTCGACCAGTACCGCCCATCCGGCCTGCATGATCTTGTCAAGCCGCCACTCACCGTAAAGGCATATTTTCCCTTTTGCCCCGTAAGCCCAGCGGAATTCCTTTCTCGCATACCGTTCCCTTGTGACCACCGTCTTGCCGTCCGGCCCTGCATAGGGCATCTTGAGGTATGTTGTCCCATCCCTCTTTTTCCCTGTGCTGGCCAGGCACGTTTCCCGGAGAAAATCTTCCGGGAGCTTCTTGTCTTTGCTGTATTGTTCTATGGTATAAGATTCCAGCGCACTTTTGGGTTTTGGCGGCGGCTCCGGCTTTTCCTGTTTTACTCCGTACTTTTCAAGGATCGCCTTGTACGCTTCTTTCGTATCCACGCCGTGGTACTTTGCCCAGAATGATACGAAATTGCCGCCGTCATCCTCTGTGAAGCAGTGCCACTTCCCGGTTTTCAAATCTACGCTGAAGCTGGGATTGCTCTCTTTGTGGAAAGGGCAAAGCCCCAGGAGGTTGCTCCCGCTTATTTTGTGCTTTTCTATGACGGCGGTATATTCCGCTCGGTAATCCACGATCCTGTCAAGGTCTACGCTATCCATTGCCGCCATCTGCCATCACCACCCATCTTTCAGATTCCCACGGTTTCCCGTTGGGTTATGGGGGAGGGGTACCGCCTGGGCAATACCCCCCCCATTTCCCTCTTTGCTTAATTGAAGGGCGGTTCCTCGTCCGTCATTTCCGGCACATTCATGAAGCCGTCCGCATCCGCATGGGCCTCCTGAAAATCCGGCGGCGGGGTGGTCCCGCCAGCTCCCTGTTCCGGGGCGGAGGTGTAATCGTCTGCCGTGATTGCCATGCTCTGGTACTGCTCCTTGATCTGGCGGCGCATCTCCTTGGCTACCGCAGATACCGCAGGGGGAAGGAGTCCGCTTTTCCCGATGACCACTTTGCTGTACGCTACGCCAGCGGCGTTCTGTGTCTTTTCCAAGGTGAGCCTGACCACCAGCCCGGTGTAGGGAACGCCTCCGGCCATGATCTTCGCCAGCTGTTTGTTCACATCCCGGATGGAGGTCGGCGGCACGGTCAGGAGGTAAAAATTCGGATCGCCGTCCATCATCATGTAGAGGCGGCGCATATTCTTGCAGGCCTTCCCTTTGCCGGGTCCGCCTTTCTGGTCGGTTGCCGAGCCGAATTGGTTCAGGGGGCAAGTTTCGCATGATGTCAGCTCCCCGGTTTCCGTGTTCAGCCCGGTCTTTCCGTCCATGCTGGAGCAGACCGGGATTTTGTTCTGTTCATCGTCCCCGTAGCTCCCCGGCCAGAAGCCGCCTACCCTGTGGGTGAAGATGATCACGGCGTTGATCTCTTTCATATACTCCGCATCCGTTTCATCCTCTCCCTGCACCTCATAGGCCAGGCCGCCGCCGGATGGGATTTTGATCTTCCTGCAGGTGATCCCGCTTTCCGGGTCGAGGTCGCTCATCTCATCCTGAAGCTCTGCCATCATTTCAGGGTCCATGCCCTCATATCTGTTGGCGATGCTGAAAGTGTCCAGCGTTGCCAGTGCGGTCGTTTTCTTTGCCATTTTTATTCATCCTCCATTTCGTTTTCGGTGTCGGACTCATCGTCCGTGGGTTCTGCTTCCTGGAAATCCTGCCCGTCCAGATATTCCTCCAGTGGTGTCGGTTTCGGGCTGAATGCGCTTTCCTCAAGATAGAGGCTGTCCATCGTCTTTTTGATGATCGCCGCCGCCTGAATTAAAATCCCCGCCGCAGCGGTTGCGCTGTTGTAGATGCTGGATGTCGCTTCGACCGCAGACCTCCGGGTGTCGGTCAGCGTTTCCAGAAGCCCGTCCACATCCTTTTTGACCATCTTCGTGGCGAGGCTCACCCGGATCATCTGCTCGGCGGCGATTCCGTATGCTTCGTACCTGTTCCTGACGAGGCTGGGCATGATGGCTTCGCTGGAATTTTCGCAGGAAATCTTGACCAGCTTGTGGGCTTCGTCCACGGCATCCGTTGCCAGTTCCTCTATCGCCCTCTGGAAGTCCGAGCGGGTATCAAGCTCCATCTGCTCGTATTCTCTCGTCATTTGGCACCTCCCATTTTCTTGGCGATCTTCCGGCGGGCGATGTCATCGAATTCGTAAGGCTTCACGATGGTTTCCAGCCCCTCGGTCAGCTCGCCGTTTTCGGCGATGTACGCCTTGATTGTGGAGCTTAATGTCCGGGCGTTCACCGTTTCCACAATGATATCTCCGAGTCCCTCTTCCCGCAGGGTTCCGAGGAAATCCACCCCGGCTTCAGCAAGGTCTGCTTCCGATTTCTTGTTGTACTCGGTCTTGTGCTGGAGGCTGTAAGTGTAGCCCATGCACCCGATGGAAGAGCAGTCATCGTCCACCATCTGCTGGATGATTTCCTGCTTTGCCGCTTCGATGGCGGCGTTGTTGTCCTTTGTCTGGGCGGCGAGTTCATCTTTCCGTCCCAGCAGTTCGTGAAGCTCTTTGACCATGTCAGCCAATGTTTTCTGTGTTCCCTGCATTTTCTTCTACCTCTCTTTCGATTTTCTTTCCTGTTGTCATGGCTTCCAGGTATTCAGCGGGTACCCTTGCCTTGATACCATTCAGGAGAAGCTCTCCCTTGGCTGCTTCTCTCACCAGCCTGTAATAATCCGGCTGTTTAAGTTCCACCGGGGTGTCCGATGTGAAGGAGTCCAATAATCCCATACTTCCTACCTCGCTTTCTTTCTATGGATGTCCGCATTGGCGCAAGTTGACCAGTGCGGGATGTACCCTGTCCCAGTTGCCTTGTGCGGGTCCTCTGTGTACTCGCAAGCGATCACTTCACCGTTCGGTGTTACGATCCTCTGTTTCCCGCTCTTGGGCTTGGCGATGTAATAGACCGGGGCGGCGTTGCACGGCATCGATTTGCCGCCGGGTGTCTTAATCCATACGATTGCCGCACCACAGCTCCTGCATGATTCCTCCCTCATCTGCCGCCCTCCGATCTGGCGCATTTGCCGTCCTTTCGGTATGCCATGCACCTATCCCCGGCGCACGGGGCGAACCTCTCATTGAGGACGGTTCTTCCTGAATTCCCATTGTAGTCCCTGCTCACGATCTTCTTGAAAGGGCAGAGCTTCGATTTGGTTCCTGCTTCCTTTGCCATTTTCTTACTTCCTTTCTTCCTCTGGAAAATGCCGTTTTGTTACCGCTATCGGAAATTCCTCAATTTCGGAAGCCCAGAGGCAGCTCCCTTTGCCGTTGAATTGTTCCCAGATCAGGGGAAATCCCCCGATTCCATCAAATAGGCTTGCCATGGTTGCTGGGCGTTCGTACCAGCCGCAGAGCCTTTTGATTACCCATCTCCAAGGCGGCAGGGCTATTGAATTGCCGAGTGCCTTGTATCTTGCCGAGTCACTGCTTCCTTTGTGAAGCTTCCCGTTGCTGTCGATCCAGTCCCCGATGTCCGTCCATCCGTCCGGGTAGCCCTGGAGCCGTTCACATTCCAGCGGAGTGAGCCGCCGGACGAAGCTGCCAGTGTCCGGGCTTATGATAGGGGCTTCATGGTTGCAGTTCAGGGTAGGGCATAGTCCCTGGCTGATTTCTGCGTTGGTCTGCCCGGTTGCCATCACCAGAGGCGTGTTGTTGCCGCCTGTTCCGAATTTCTGCGCTACCGTAGGGGCTATTTCCAGAGGACCCGTCAGGCGGCTGTCCTGCTGGTGGTTCTCGTAGAGCCGCTGGACCACCAGCGTGTCCTGATCTTCCCTGAATGAAAGTTGCCCTTTTGCTGTCAGGCATTTTGCCTTGTCTGGCTGGGTGACCGCTGGTCGGTCTATCGTGTTCAGGGTGTAGCTGACATCGGTTGTCCATCCTTTTCCGTTGCATCCGGCTGTGTCTGCCCGGTCGATGCAGTTTCCCTGAATGCAGTAGACTGTCTGGTCAGGACTGCCGACAGCTCCGGGGGTATCTGCTTCTTTCGGCGTTTCGCCCTCCCCAAAATCCCCGCACACGCTTTTGCGGATAAAGAGTATTTCGGGTGCGGCGTATCCTCCAAAATCTGCCACAAGTGCGATTCTACGGCGGCGTTGGGGGACTCCCCAAAACTGGGCATCGAATACTCTGTAGGCAATGGACCAGCCATCTCCGTACCAGCAGTCTGCCATTGGCCACTTCCTTTTCGGAGGCAGTGGAATGTCGGGAGCGTCCGGGTCGATGATCCTGACCGTTTCTTCGAGGACTGCCCTGAAGTCCTGCCCTTTGTTGGAGCTGAAGGCTCCGGGGACGTTTTCCCAGACCATAAACCGAGGTCGTATAGCGTGTATTGGTAATTTTCTGCTTGCATCACTCGCCCTCATTTCCTTTATGATCCTGATCTGCTCCATGAAAAGCCCACTCCGTTTGTCTTTCAGCCCTCCCCTTTGCCCTGCCACGCTTAATCCCTGGCACGGGCTGCCGCCGATCACGCAGTCTGTGATTGGAACCTCGAAGCCAGAAATTCTGGTTATATCTCCGAGGTGCTTCATAGGACTGCCCTCCAGTTGTCTACGATAGTCTTGGCGAGATCCTCTTTCTTGGCGAGGGCCTGCAGAACGGTTTCGTCTATGGTCTTTTCTGCCATCAGGTGGATGTAGGTGCAGGGGTGTTTCTGCCCTATCCTGTGGATGCGGGAGAGGCTCTGGTCGTAGGTGGCGTAGTTGAAGTTCACCGAGTAATAAACACAGGTGTCGGCGGCGGTCAATGTCACGCCTACTCCGAGGGTGTCTATCTGGCCTACGATTACCATTGTTTTCGGGTCCTCCTGGAACCTCTTGATGATTTCCCCTCTGGCTTCCTTTTTGATATCGCCGTAAATGCTGACAGCTTCCATCTTCGCCTTGCCCAGTACTTTGTCGCAGAGCTTTTCAATCTCATGGATTTCGGGGAGGAACCGGGAGAAAATCACCAGTTTCTTTTTCCCCTCGACCACGTAGTCCTGAAGGATGTCCTCCAGCGCATCGAGCTTCCCCCTGCTTACGAGCTGGGGGCGGGTTGCGTCATCCTCGACCAGAAATCCCCCGGTAAATTGCTGGAGCCGCAGGAGCTTGGTCAGGACGGTGGTCGCTGTTATGGTTCCGCCGCCCTCCAGCTCTGCGTAGCTGTCACGCCGGAGCCTGTCGTAAAGGTTCCGCTCTTTTGCGGAGAGCGTGATGTACCTCTTTTCGAAGGTCTGTTCCGGGAGGTCGAGGGCTTCCTCTTTGGTTACCCGGTATGCCACGGACATCTCTTTCCGCACCAGGGCATCCAAGTCCCTGTATGCTACGATCTGCTTCCTGTTGAAGCCGCCCATCACCGCATACCGCCCTCTGAAGGTGAAGAAGTTGTCCCCAAAAACCGAGGGGTCCAGGAAGCGGTACTGGCTGAATATGTCCACCGCTTCGTTCTGGACGGGTGTTCCTGAAAGGATCAGCTTGTACCTTGCCTTGTCACCGAGGATGTGCATCGCTTTGCTCTGGGACGCATCGTGCGTCTTTATCCGCTGGCTTTCGTCCGCTATGATCAGGTCAGCATCGTAGTCCTGCAGGGCTTCAAAGATTCCCTCCCGCCAGGTTGACTCGTAGTTGATCACCGCCACCTTTAAGTGCTGGTACGGGAACGCTTCTAAGTCGTGAAGCTCTTTAAGCCTGTGCGCCTTGTCACCCAGCATGGTGCGGATCGTGTACGGAAAAGCGGCGTATTCCTGAAACTCTTTGGGCCAGACGGCGCAGACGCTTGTCGGTGCTACAATCAGAACCTTTTTAATCTTTCCCATCTGGTACCCGGCTCCGGCTGTGGCTATTGCCGTTATGGTCTTGCCGCATCCCATCTCGAACAGGAAGCCGAAGCCTTTCCCGTTTCCGGGTAATGTCTTAACTGCTGCCATCTGCATCACCTCTCTCTGCTGTTTCGGTTTCCGGCTCCCCGGCATGGAGGATGAAGACCACATCGAGCGTTTCCCCGGCTTTGTTTCTCAGGTATATTCCGTAGCCTGTTTCTCCCTCCAAGCCCCGGAGCGGCGAGATTGTGCATTCCTCATCATCGTTGTTGTATTCGTAGCTTCCCTCTGCCAGCTCCGTCAGGTAGACCATCGCTTCTCCGTATGCTTCGGTGAGCGTCCTGAATGTTCCGAGGCATTGGATCATGCCGGATACCCCGGTTTTCGGGTTCATTGATTCCGCAATCGCTACGGCTCTTATTCCACCCATTCGTGCTTCACCTCCGCTTTCGCTCTCTGGCGCAGTTCCTCCATCTGGACGCAGACCTTGGAAATGTCCCGGAGTACCCGGCTTATCTGAAGCGTAAAGTTCAGGCATTTTGGTGCTGTGATGCAGACCGCAATCGCTATGATGATTGCCGTCCAGTTAAGGCTTGAAAATAATTGAATCATGCTTTCCTCCTTTCTTTCTACAGCAGGGTGTCGCAGCGGTAACGCTCCATTTTAAATTCTGAAAGGTCGGCATATCCATCCTCCAGAAGGCTTTTAAACACTTCCTCTGCGTTTTCCCCTGTCAAATACTTTTCCCCTGATTTGGGAAATACTATATCCCCATCTTCGTTTATTGTTGCTTCGGAAACCTCTTTTATAATGAGCTGACCGAACCTTGTTTTGATGAGTATTCTCATGGCTTCCTCCTTTTTGGGTTGATTTCGTTATTGAGCCGCTTGCCGCATCTGGGGCAGTGGCGTGGCTGGTATCGGATCGGGTTCCTGCACTCCGGGCAGAAATCCTGACCGCCTACGCTGATTGCCGGGTCAGGGTGTTCGTATTTTCGGTGCATCTCCCGGCGTTCATCCGCTATGGCATTGTAATCGGCTATCAGGTCATGCACCTGCTCCGGCTCCCTGATACCCTCGTCCTGTATGGCCGAGAGGATGGCAGTTGCCTGTTCCAGTGCCGCTATGTCGGCTTTCCATATTTCATCGAATTCGTTATCCTCCTGCTTCCCTGTGATGAATGAGCGTGAATTATCGGCAAGGCTTGAAAGCTGGGCGAGGATGCCGTCAATGCTCATGCTGCTGTCCGTAGCTTCGGTTTTGCTTTGTGCTGTTGGTGGTGATGGAGATTTCTTTTCCCTCCGTTTCTTCTTTTTGCTCACTTTGTCACACTCCTTTAAAAAAGTTTCAGTTGTGTCATTGGCTCAAAATTCATCCATAAGACTTCCCGCCGTTTCGTGGCTGTCTGCGCTTGAGCCATCGCTTCATCCTTATGCCAATCTCTCAGGGCATCGTTGTAAAGGTCGCTTTCGTATCCTGAAAGGATAACAGGCCCCTTGTGTGCTTTCAGTGCGTCCAGCAAATCCCGGTGGTCTGCATCGCTCATCTCGTGCCTGTATTGCTTTCCGTGCCTTGTGCCGAGCAGATAGGGCGGGTCTGCATAAATCAGGACTTTCTGGTAGTTGAAGCGGGAGATCAGTTCCAAAGCTGGACGGTTTTCGATTTGTACTCCCCGGAGGCGTTCTGCTGCCTGTCGGATGATGTCTGGTGCTTTACACCAGCCGTTTGCGGCATATGCGGCTTCTCTGCCCTGCACATCGTTTTTCCATCCTACCTTTTCCCCGGTAATCCTGAAACCGTGTCCCATCATCAGCCTTGTGTAAAAGCACACCGCCCTCTGGAAACTGTCTGTTTCCGTGTATTGAGCTTCCCATGCCTTTTCATAGATGTCCCTTGCGTATGGTGTCCAGTAGATGGCTTGCGCCAGCCTTTCCGGGTCTTTCCGTATCCAGTCAAAAAGGTTCACCACATCAGCGTCCCTGTCATTGACTGTTTCTATTGCGCTTCGCTCTTTGGTAAAAAGTACGGCTCCGCTTCCGAAGAATGGCTCCAGGTAGCTGTGGTGCTGTGGGAAGTGTCCTATAATCCATTTGGCCAGGCTCCATTTTGAACCGGGGTATTTCATCACTGCATTCATTGTGCTGTTTTTGGCTGTACCCAGCCGAATGTCAGGAGTGCCATGTTATAGCCCCTTACTTGGTGGCTGTAAAGCGAAGCCTTGACCGGGGGCTTGTACATGGGTTCCGGCGTTTCGTTCACCCGTTCCCTGTCCACAGCCGTCCTTGCCGCCTTTAGCTTTTCGTAACGCTCCGCTATGTTGGGGTACGGCTTCCCGGTTTTGGGGGAAATGCCGCCGCCTGTGGGCAGGGTGGTGATGCTGGAGAGCTTTTCCAGCAGTTCAAGGCTTGCCATTCCCCGGAGCCATTTGTTCTGCTTGTCCCATTTCATCAAGTTCCAGCTCTTTATGATGGAAAACTGAACCGGGTCGGCATCCGCTATCGTCAGCGTGTTTCCGTTTAGTGCTATCTTCATCTTGACTTCCTTTCTCTCACCCATTAAAATGGGTATTGAGGTTATTCAGATTTGCCGCTTTCGGTGTTGCGACCACCGCTGGCGGCTTTTCCTTTGGCTCCGGGCTTTTTGATCCTGATCACATAGATGCTGTTCCCGTCCCGGAAAAGGTCGATCACTTCCTGGAGCTTTGCGGTCCGCCTGTAGTTCCTGAGCGTGTCGTACCGCCGCTTGCATTCCTTTGGATCGTCATACTCGATTTTCATGTTCTTCTGCTTCCCAGCGAGAAATGCGATGACTGCCAGCGTTTCCTCGCTCTTTTTCCCTGCGTTGTGCCTGTGGTGTTCCGGCAGGACTTCCAGGTCGTATGTAATTTTCAAAGTGCCACCTCCTTGTATGGGATATAGTTTAGGTTTTCCTCTGTTACGATGTCCGCATAGGTCAATCCATCGGTTCCGGGTATCGGTTCGTCAAGGCTTACAGTCTGTATCCGTCTTTTCTGTTTCTGCCGCTCATGCCCGACTGCCGAGCGCATATTGTTCCATGCTATGGTGCTGAATTCATAGCGGTATAAGTCTGGGCGGTCAAACCAAAGCTCCACCGCTCTCAGGTACCTGAAAATCACCACATCGAACCAGTCATCAAAGGGGAGCTGGTTGCGCCGCAGAAAACTTTCGACCAGTCAGAGGTTTTGAACCGCCACCTCTTTTTCAATCGGGGCGAGGGGTCTAAGTGCTTTCCGCATAGGCTGTTACCCACCCAAGCTCCGGGAACCTCTTTTTCTCTTTCTTTTCATTCCTTACCTCCATTCTTGCATCAGGTGTCAGTCCACATTTCCAAATGCTTATAGAGAATTGCCTGAATGCCCTCCAGTTTCGTTGCCCCGATGCCACGGATGTTCCCGATTTCATTGACGATGTCCTGAATGTTGACCGACCTGTATTCAGGTATCCTGGCGGCTCCCTGTCTGAAGCCCTCGCTCCTGGCTTTCTCTACCCGGTCCTCCACGTAATGTACCAGCTGCTCGTCTGTCATCCTGCGCATCTTCACGGCCTTTTCATGGATGACGTTCTCATCCGTTGTGCGTCTGCAACTTCTTTTCTTTGCCATCAGAATCCTCCTTTCTTTGTGGTCGGATAGGGCAGTGGCGGCATCTGCAAAGAAAAGGTTTCCTTTACACATCGCCCTGCCCTCCCGCCGCCATTGCGGTTCTTTCCTTTTTCCACCGCCTGTAATCTTCCTGAACCTCCGGCCGCTGGTAATCCTTGAGGACTGCTGTGAACACGGCTCTTGCGAGGTGCGAGGTGATGCAGGGCGGCTTTCTGCTGGTACTGGCGGCTGTGTCTGCCATCGGTACCGTTCCTATCTGACTCATCTTTTTCTCCTATCTCGGTTTTAGACCGTTTTGCCTTGCAGGGCTTCCTTGCGCTGTGCGTCCAGCTTTTGCTGGAGCTGCATCCCCTCTAAGACGGCGTAGGCGATCCTCTGATCTTCTCCGCTGAGAAGTCGGAACAATCGCAGAACCGCCGCTCCCTCTTTTTTCTCGGATGCGTATGTCTGGTTGCTTGTTCCATTCATGTTCTTTCCTCCTTTCAGTGTGGCTTGAAAACCTTTCACTGTGTATATTATAACTAACGTCGTGTATTTTGTCAAGCGGTTTCGGCTGGAAATATTGACAATGTGAATTTTTTGTGGTATCATGTGTAATCAGGAGGTGGTCTGTGTGGAAATTCGGGAAAGGCTTTTACTGGTTCGGAAAAGCAAAAAATTAAATCAAACGGATTTCGCAAAAGCGATAGGCGTGACTGGTTCCGCTATCTGTAATTATGAAAACGGAACGAGACCGATAGGAAATCAGGTTATTCGTGCCGTCTGCCGGGAGTTTCAAATTAATGAAGAGTGGTTGCGCTCTGGCGTTGGTGAAATGGATTCACCGGAACCGTCCGGCGTTGTCGGCGATCTGATTGAAACCTACAAATTAAACAACTTCGAAGCTACTTTTCTGGAGTCCTACCTGAAATTGTCGCAAGAGGACAGACAGGGCTTTTGTCGCTATGTCGTTAGTGTCTTTGGAGATGTGTTCGCCAAGTTGTCGGCGGAGGACTTGGATGCCCTTTCGCCGTGTATTCAATCTTCGGATGTCGATGTGGCTTCGCTTCTCCAGAAATCCCCAGCCGATATGACTGAAGCCGAGGTGGAAGCTCTGGAGGCTGAATTCCATCGTGAAATTCTTCAGGAAAAAGAAGCGGCGGCAGGATCGTCAGTTTCCTCCGACTCCGCTGGCTTTCAAAACGAAAAACGAAAAAAGGCATAAAGAAACGCCCCGGCACTTAACCGGGGGCAGAAAGGTGGTTTCTATGAAACATGGTATTGTTTGGTGGTTGCTGATTGGCTGGTGGTGGTATCTTTGCTTTGCGTGGTGGCTTTATCCAATCAAGTGGCTTCTGTTCGGGAGATCCAAAAAAACGCCGCCGGATGAGCCGGATGGGAATGGCTACGATTGGCGGCTATTGCGTGAAGCCGAGAATGGCATCCTCGACTTCCTGAAAAAATCCAATGGCGGGACGGCTTTACAGGTGACGGTCAAGAATAGTCTTTCCAGGCGGCTGGTGTCTTATTTCGATGATGCCGTCCGGGAACTTTACCAAAATGGAAAGATAAAGACCTCTAAAGACGGAGACCGTATCCGGCTGGAGCTTGTGGGGAAGGTGGACGCTGAATGAATGAACGTGAAACTTATCAGGATTGTGTAATCTATGCCAGGTATTCCTCGCATAACCAGCGGGATGCTTCCATTGAACAGCAAGTGTCCGAGTGCGAGGCGTTTGCCCGGTATAACGGCTTGCGGGTGGTGAAAGTCTATGCTGATCGGCATCTCTCCGGGACTACTGACCAGCGTCCGCAGTTCCAGCAGATGCTGAAGGATGCCGAGCGTGGCAAGTGGTCGGTTGTCCTGACCTGGAAGGTTGACCGCTTTGCCCGGAACCGATACGATTCTGCTACATACAAATACCGCCTGAAAAAGCACGGGGTTCGGGTGGTCTATGCGAAGGAGTCAATCCCGGACGGACCGGAGGGCATCCTCCTGGAATCCATCTTGGAGGGGTCCGCCGAGTATTACTCTGCAAACCTGGCGCAAAATGTAAAGAGGGGGCTTCGCTTCAATGCCGAGGCTGGCATCGCCAATGGCGGGCATATGCCGTATGGGTTCCGGCGTGGTGCTGACGGGCGGCACGAGATTGTGGAGTCCGAGGCTGCTGTTGTCCGTGAAATCTTTTCACGGGTTGCCGGGGGCGAGAAGCTCTCCCGGATCGTGGAGGACTTGATAACTCAGTGCGTCCCTACGAGGGCTGGCGGCAAGTGGCGGACGGGTACGCTCCGGGCTATGCTTTCAAATGAAGTTTATGCAGGGGTATATCGTTTCGGGGAAACCAGGACGGAGGACAGCGTTCCCCGGATCGTGGACGATGCTACCTGGGAGGAGGTAAAAAGGCACATGGATTCTGTGAAGGGGACGAGGGTCCGCTCTGAAAATTATTTGTTTACCGGGAAGGTACGCTGTGGGCTTTGCGGTGAGCCGATGGTCGGCCGCACGGCTCATGGCAGGAAAGGGACGGCGTATTCCTATTACTGCTGCCGTGGACATCGCCAGAAGTTCTGCGAAAAAAAAGACGTGCGGCGGGAGCTGCTGGAGGACTCTGTCGTGTCCCGTGTCCTGGAAGCTCTGGACGATGCCGCCGTTGTGTCGTGGATCGCCGATTCAGTTATGGAAATGCAGAAAAGGGAAGCAGAAAAAAGCCGCACGGCTCCTGACGCTTTGCGCTCCGAGCTGGCGGCTGTGAAAAAGTCTATCAAGGGGATTATGTCTGCAATCGAGCAGGGGATTGTCACGCCGACCACAAAGGGGCGGCTCCTGGAGCTGGAAGGGGAACAGGGTCGGCTTGAAAACGCTATTGCCGAGGCCGAGATTCCGGCTCCTGCAGTGGAACGGGATTTCATCGTCTATTGGCTCACCAGGTTCCGGGGCGGTTCTGTGGGTGATGCCGAAGCCCGGAGGGATGTCGTGGAGTCCCTGATCCATTCCCTGCGTGTGTGGGACGACCATGCCGAGGCGGTCTTGAATTATGCCGGGGAAGAGAAAGCGGTCAACGTGCCGCTGGCTCCTGTTGATGGTGATGGGGGTGGTTCGCCTTATGAACAATCCAGTTGA